GGAAGCAGATTGAAGACGCAACACTCCCTAACGTCACCTATATCAACAATACGCCACAGATCAAAGAGGTCTACGCTATGTCAAAGATCCTGATTATGCCGTCTAAAGACGAGACCTGGGGCCGCACCGCGGTAGAAGCAATGTCCTCCGGCATTCCGGTCATCGTGGCTCCCACTCCCGGCCTCAAGGAATGCGTCCAGGAGGCAGCCCTTCTGGTGGACCGTACCGAGACCAAGGAGTGGGTCCGCCTGATCCGCCGCCTGCACAATGACAAGTCCTTCTACGATGAATACTCGAATCGCGGTAAAGCCAGGGCCCGGCAACTGGAGCCGACCCACGATCTGGAGGTCTTCATGGAGTGGTACGAGAAGAAGGTCGTCCCATCGGCCGACAAAAAGCTCGCAGACCCCCCGAGCTTCCTAGAAAAGTTTCTGGATAAGATGTAGAAAGATGCCCGCCAAGATCCCCACTGTTGGTTCCAAGGCATGCGTATATCACGGCACCGCCCTTCGCACGGCCGGTGGCCTCAAGAAGGAGGACCTGATGCGTACGGACAAGGGTCGCATTGTCAGCAAGAAGCAGCACGCGTCGGGCCTCCAGGCCATCAAGCGCTTGCGTGCCGCCGGCTTCGTGGCGAAGAAGGGTGAGTTCAAGCTCTTCTCCAGGCGCTCGGGCTCCAAGAAGGTGAAGTCGCCTTCCCGCCGCGTCACCCGCTCGATGTCGGCCGCCCGCACGGCCAGCCGCAAGGTCGCCGCCGCTAAGGCCGCCGCCACCCGCAGGGCCCGCAAGCTTGCCACCATCAAGGAGGGTGGCCGCCGCCGCTCCACGCGCCGTTCGTTCTGGTAGATTACCAGTCTAATATTCTAATCGCTCACCTAGTAGGTGCGTGATTAATCTATTAGTCTGTGCTTGACTCTGCACTGATGTATTGTTCTTAAATCAACAAGAAGAAATCATGCCGAAGCTTCATCGATCTTCAGCTGTAGCCGAAGCTCTTCCCACTCTGTCATCCAGCGATCTCGTAGTGCTCGCACCGTGCCGATAGGCATGGCAGCGAAGCGTGGATCCCGCAAGACGTATTTAGGAGCATCGAACATGTTCGTCTCTCCACTCTCCTGTAGCTGAAAGAGGAAACGAAAGACGGCCTCTTCTTGCGAAGTCAGAGCAACACTGGACATTCTACCTGTTGAAAGTCCAACCGCGCCTCTAATCAAGTTTTTGAAGAAGCTGAGCCCAGATCTGATCCACCATCTCGGCTACAGATCCCTCCTTCAGAACAAGTTCGGCCCCAACAGGAGGTTCAAAGGGATCCGAGATCCCCGTGAAATTCGCAATGGTCCCTGCCCGTGCTGCGTCGCGACTCTCACAGACCGACAGATCGGTGTTGACAAAGACCTCCACGTACACGCCGCCACTGCCAGCAATGAGCTGCCGATTGAACTGCCGGTCTTCCTCGTAGGGTGCAATATTGGCCACTACACAGATGCCACCGTGCTTAACGATCTCCGATGCCACGTAGCCGATCCGCCGCACATTGGCGGAGCGATCCGCCTTGCTGAAGCCCAACCCCTTGCTCAGGTGAGTACGGATCATGTCGGCATCGAGGTGTGTCACAGTCCGCGACGGCCGCTCCTCCTCAATGCGACGCTTCAAGGCTGCGGCCAACGTCGTCTTCCCTGCCCCCGACAGACCCACAAAGTAGACACAGAGTCCCGCCTTCCGGCCGTAGAACTCCTTGAGTGCACGGATCACCGAGGGATAGGAGTACCACGCGGGCACCTCCTCACCACATAGCAAGAGTCGACGAAACTCGGTACCAGAGATCGACTTTGTCTCCAAATCCACGGCTCGCGCCGCGGAAAGCGGAATATAGATCTCCAACCGAGGACAGTAGGCCACCTCCTCCAAGGCCACAATAGCAATACCGATATCGCCGGCCATAGATAGAGCCAGCTGTTGAGCCGCAAAGGGCTCGTAGAACGTCGCCCCAGCAGCCGTCTTATACGATGGACCGGCGTGATCACGCCCCACAATAAAGTGGGAACAGCCATAGTTACGTCGAATAACAGCGTGCCAGACGGCCTCACGCGGTCCCGCCATCCGCATACTCAACGGTAGCACGCTGAGCCGCGCGCCTGCTGCATCCGCACCCAAGCCCTCGGCCAATACCCCCTTGTAACAGGCCATGCGCACGGAAAAGGGCACGTCGCACTCTTGGGTCACACCCTCAACCGGATGCAAGAGGACGGGTACCCCTGGAAACCGTCGCTGTGCCTCCAGAATCAGATCGATATGGGAGCGGTGAAGGGGGTTGCGGGTCTGAAATCCGATCCAGGGACCCGTAGCCCTGGCTTCAGCAGGTGTCAAGCGATAGCCAGAATAGCTCAGCGGATGAAAATCAAACCCTCCTGCCACAACCTCAAGGTCCCCGCTTACATACCAGACCCCTGCAGCCCACTTCTCACTATAGTATTTAATGTAGGGATGATTGGTATCCGTAGAGCCAAACACCGCAGACCACTCCGCCGCCAGATCAGGCTGCCAGCACTCGCGTACGGTCAGTGTAGCGACCACCGCCCCCACCCCAGACTGCAGCGTCACCACCGACCCCACGTCTACCGCCGCCTCCATGCCACAGACAATAGGGATAGGGAAGACGGATCCATCCGCTAGACGCATAGACGAGAGACAGGACTCGTAGTCCCCACGGCTCATGTATCCGGTCAAGGGGGCAAAGGATCCGTTAAGCAGACACTCCAAGTCGCACATCTCACGCTCATCCAGAAGCTTAGTAACCATATCCCAATAACTGTCAGTTATTGTAATCTGTTTAGGCCGTCTCCCCCTTCATCACGCCAATAATCCGGTCGGAGATTGCGCCCAGCCATGCCGCCAACGAATCCCGTCGGCCCGCTGCTACCAGATCGTCGGAATCGCGTGGCCTGTACCAGGCCAGCCCCACCACGCCGCTCTCCAGGACAGACGAGACAAGGTGGAGCCCCTGTGGTCGCGTCTCGTTCAACACCAACCCCAAATTACTGTCGCTGGTTCGCAGAGGCATCCCCTTCCAGAATCCGCGCTGAGCACCAACAATCCCCGCCGCCGACATGTTCAGCGGAAAGAACAGTGTCCCTACGGACAAGCCGCTGGGATTCCCTACGTCAGTGATCCAGCGAAAGACAATCAACGTGATCCCCTTGCAGTGTCCGACGAAGGCCGCAGGGATCACCACATCCGGCGTAACGACCACCACAATGGGACCCAGAAGGTGACGCATGATAGAGGCCAGAACAGACCAATTGCGTACACCACCTGCACCCGTCATGTCCAGTATCATTGTCCACCGCTCGGCAGCAATCATACCGCGACATCCTGAGCTCTGGTCTCCGTGAAGAAGGATCCGTGTGCCGCCGCCACCACCAATAAATTCATAGGGTAGCCACAGTAGTCCCGCGTTATCAGAGTAGACAACGGAAGTGGTACCGGCAATATCATGCCCGAACCCCTCTATCTGTAATTCGCTGCCGTCCATCTGTCTAACCAGAACACGGAGGTCTTAAGCACCAACAGATAAATTGACCACTAACATGTAAGAGCTATGACACCACGTACACTGGTTCTGATCGCCACAGTAGTGGTCCTCATTATAGTAGCAATAGCTCTCTTCTCGCACAACTATGTTACCCAATCCCGATACATGGTCAGCCCAGAGGAAGCCAAGCACCTTATCAAGGTCAATCCGGGCACGGTGGTTCTGGATACGCGTACCGAGCTGGAACGCGACGTGCTAGGCTATTATGAGAACTCGGTCAATCTCTCTACAGAGACCCTTCGGCTCAGACACCCAGATAAGAAGACCCCTATTATTGCCTACTGCAACACAGGCCACCGCGCCCGCACCGCTGCAGAGGCTCTCCAAGACATGGGCTACACTAACGCCGTCTACATCACCGCCACCTATCCAAAGCTCAACTGACTTTTGCAGGCTTTAGTAATAGCATCAAAGGTTATTACAGGCGACAGAGGTGGTGAAACACCATCTACGGCAAAACCGCGGTTCCCCTTTACAAAGACCAGATCATATTCGTTCCACAGCAGATTATAACATGATGTTCTGACCATGTCGTCCATAAAGACAAGGCCGTACGCCTCGGGTTGTCGATCACTAAAGGTGAAATCGACCCCTTTGTAATACGTCAGAAGCGAGCCGATGTTCCATCCACGCTCGATCACTCGTCTGGACATAGCTATCTCTCTAGAGTGGACGGCAGCATCAAGGGTCTTTACGTAGTCCCTCATACTGAAGATACCACATTCAATCAGGTAGTCAAGAGTCGACCTATCTAATGCAAAGATATAGGATTGTACGTGACTATTTGTCATGGGTCTCATGCATGTATTGATAGTGCTACCAAAGAGTTTCACATCTCCCACCAGTCCCCCAAGGTAGATGTCGGTCCAGCGTCGCCCGTCACCAGGTCTCATAAATGGTCCTATTACAGAGGAATTCACAAAGATAAACGAACTGTACTCCTTGTAGAGGTCATCTGTCAATAGTCCGTCGCTCCATCCTCCGAAGTCGTAACCAAGATTGTCACGTCGCAAGACGCGAACATATGGTGGTACCTCAAATTCGAGCCTTTTACCATTGGCGATAAGAATAAAGTCAACACCAGGATCTTTGAAGATAGCGAAGCGAAAAAAGGAGGCAACACGTCTATTCATCTCATGGAAGACAAAGAGGACAAGGGTGCGTCGCTTATAGTAGGTGGATTCAACGTCTGCAATCCTGTCCAAATCAATCATGATCGCCTTAACAGGTCGACAGAGCTTCATTGCGTAGTAGCTAAATGTCGAGCCGTTAAAATTAGCAAGATTGAAGTTACCAATAAACAGTCCGTTGCATCTACTGGCTACAAGCAGGTCTATTATAGCATTTTTCTCCCGCTCCTGATAGAATTTTGTAGGTGACCTATAATTATAACCGTTCGCATTCAGAAAATCTATAACCGGATTGGCAAGTGAACTAGAGAGGATCAGGATCTCCTCACTCTTAGCAAACTCCTGCTCAATAATACTGGTATATCTCTGCACAAGAGCTGTATGGAAAGAGTCCTCAGTCATCTGATTCATTTTAGACCAATGGGCAATACCATCCCATTCCAAGCGTAGATGGATAACATTTTTGGTTCCGCTCTGAAAAAGAGAATCCGCCTCAGCCACCAGGTCCTTATGATACGTTATACTGGTCAGTATGTTGTCAAACATAGTGAGATCATGTACGTTCGGCATCGCAAATGAGTAGATATATTTGACGCGATCAAAATCCAGTGACAGGTCCTGCTCTAGGAGCTCATTATAGATCTCCTCAACCCTCTGCCCGTATACTGTGTATGTAACCCGAAGCTGTTTGACACACCCAGGAGCGGGATCGCCCCCCAGACTGTTCAACACAGTCTCTTTTGGCAGCAAGAGCCCACCAGCAGACTGGTGCAACCGTTCTGTCAAGTCAACAGTCTGTCCAGTAATCCCGTATATGGCAGAAGAGAACGTGACCAGTTCCTCTCTGTCTACAATCATCATACCGTATTCCGCCAATAAGAGAGTGTTTATAGCAACCATGTCAAGAATAGAGGAAACGGGTGTATAGGAGAGTTTAGAGAAGTCATTCAAAAATCTATCCACAATGACAAGCCGGTGCCCCATACGACGTGCGGTTATAATGGCCGTTATCAACGAGAAGATCTGATTTGTCAGACCTGTCCCTAAATCACCGAGCTTGCAGAAGTACATTAGTGTAAATCTCTACATATCGATTTAAATAGCCTCCATAAACAGAGATGTGCTACGCTGCCACCGGTGTTGCCGCCGCCACCATGTTAGCCCTAGATGCCGTCTGGCTCACATTGAATGCGTCAAAACACGCCGCCTTGATCAAGACCGTGCAGGGCTCAGCGGCACAAGTTCGTGCAGTCCCGGCCCTCTTGGTCTATGTCCTAATCCCGTTGGCTGTGGCCTATTTCGCCATCCTACCCGCCAAGACTTTGAGTGAGGCCACCACCAGAGGTGCCGCCCTCGGTACAGCCATGTACGGTCTCTACGACCTGACCAATCTTGCAACTCTGAAGGGCTGGACCACTGCCATGGCCGTGACGGATACGCTCTGGGGCACAGTTCTTTGCGGTGCAGGTGCGGCCGTCGGCTTCTATACGCAGAGCAAATTAAGCAAGAATTAGTGGAAAGATTTGAGACCCATCCTAAATCTCCAAACCCCACACACCCCAAACATGATTGACCAACAGGAACTCGGACAATTCTACTCCTCACGAGCTACTGAGCTCCTAGACGGAATGACAAAGCCGCCAAAAGGAAATATAGTAGTCGAACCCTTCACCGGCGAAGGCGACCTCTTAAAATGGCTTGGACCAGGTTATATCGAACTGGCCTATGACATTGATCCCAAAACCCCAAAGACGATTCGCCGTGACTCCTTGATTAGTCCGCCCCGTTACGCAGGAGCCTACGTAGTGACGAACCCGCCATGGTTGGCCAAGAACAGGACGGAGAACAAGGCTCCCTTTGATAAGTGGGGCACAGACGACCTCTACAAGTGTTTCATCAAGAGTCTTCTAGACGACCCGCCTGTAGGCGGCATCATCATAATCCCATTGAGCTTCTTCAGCGGGCACCGTGACTCCGAGAAGAAGCGCCGCCGCGAATTCTTCAGCAAGTTCCACCCCATCCGTATCAATATCTTCGAACAACCGATGTTTGCAGATACTGAGTATCTCACCCTGGCGATCCAGTTCATCCGCCGCGTCTGCCATGAGGAGTCACGGCAAATCACGCTTAATTTCTACCCCTCCAACACCGTTATGGAATTCAAGGTCGACCCCTTCAACTTCGTCCTACCTAATGAAAACCCGTTAGCCACGCTGCAAGCCCCGCCCGCGAACAAGTTCATCAAGGTGCGACGTCTGGACACGGATCGCCCCGTCATGAAAGGGGAGACCCTGACACGGATCTTCTTCGAGGCCCTGGATTCGGGTACGGCCATGACACCGGGTCAGGGACGGATCGGTCTCCGCTGGTTACAACCAGACGAGACCTATCTAGGTAAGGCGAGTTCGAGGTCAAAGGCCCAGATTGTTGTACGCGGCCATCTGAGCCATCGGCTACAAAAGCAGCTCATCGCGGAATTCAATGCGTGGCTAGAGGACTGGCGTCTGAAGACCCGGTCAGTCTTCCTACCTGTGTTCCGTGAGGCCAAGATCTACCCGCGCCGCCGCTTGGCCTTCGAGACCGCCTTTGACGCCATCCGCAATTTGATCTGGATGAAAGCACATACGTCCAGCCCAATCCTGGCCGTCGAGCCCTATATGTCCGCAGAATCCGTCTAGTACATATAACCCAGCAAACCGGTTGCGAAAATGAATGTCGCACTCACCAGCTGTCTCGGACCACGACTGATAGAGTTTGCTCTTGTCAAAGTACATCTGAAAGAAGCCACAATTCACACCGACCCGTTGAAATACACCCTGTTCCATATCTTCCAGTGTCGCATAGATTCTACGTGGCATCTCGTAGATTGTATCACGCCGCCATACAGGAACTCGACCGAGGGTCTCATAGAGATTCGCAGGTAGGCGTGTGTCGGCGTCAAAGTAGATAAGCCAGAATTTAGGGTAAGCTGCGTGCAGTTGCTGCTGTGCAGCACGGATCAACCCCGCCTTATTGAATTTCGCCCCCTTTAACCGGCTGACATCACTGAGAATGAGCGATCCTCCAAAACCACTAGTAATATCAATTGTTGCTGAGTCAGAGGGATCTGTGATTACATAGATCTTATCCAAGAGGCGCGAATTGTGTGAAAGTGTATGGGCTAGTCTATCCGCGAAATTAACTGATAGAGTTACACCAATAATAGTTGATCTATCTGGTCGATCGACTCTGTAAGAGACAAACCCGCGCCGCATCACTCTAACGTCTTGTACCGAATTTAAGCATGCAATGTGAACTCGTCAGGTACTGCCAGTTGCACCCCTTCATAGAGAACAAGAGCATAGACACAGTCGACCAGCGGGTTGTGAGCTGCCACTCCCTCACGAGCTGCGGCCCCCCAACGCTTAACGACGTTCTCAGTAACACGATCCAGGAGTGCATCCCTTTTCGCCCGTAACTCGGGATAACGCCCACTATATAGCTCTTGTAGGGTATTCAGCTTCTTGTCATCCGCCCCTTCATGGAGATGATTGAAAGCGTCCAAGTCGATATTCTCGAAGGGTGGTAGCTCGACACCCTTGAGGGTACATGTGTTCTTCAGTGCAACCAGGTCGTTACGCCCCTTGTGAATCAGAACACATCCACCTTTTTTCAGGGTCTTAATAAAGTCTGCAAAGACTAGATTCGACAGACTCCGCTCCTTGAAATCGCGGCCCCGCGTATACCTCTGATGGCCGCCTGCACAGAGACCCTGTTGAGCAAGATTCAGCTCGCTCATAAAGGCAAATTTCAGCTTTTCTATCCGTTTTTCACGTGCCGCCCCCTTCAAGAGACTAACGTCAACATCTGCCAGAAGTATCTCGTATTTGGATTGAGCTAGATCAGCGGCCACATCGGGAGCCGATGTGGTATAGCCTGGTTCTAGTATCTGGACATTGGCAAATCCCTCCCCGCGACCGTATTCGCTGGGAAATGTAGCCAATTCGAACACACCGTCGTTCAAGGTGTAGAGACCCAGTGAAAGCAGAAAGTGATAGCGATGGACGTACTCGTCCTCGGACGTATACGTATAGGGCTCTGTGGGTTGAAACCCACTTGCCCATAGTCTATCATGGACCTTAGGGACCTTGTAACCCTGAAACTCCGCGTCGATGTAGATAACTGTTTTACCGGTCAGATCGACATTCATCCTATTAAGTTGATCTAATATCACCGTGCTGGGGTACAAGAGATTAGACCTCTTGATCATCGGTCAGGGTGAGAGTTTTATAAGTGGTTAGCGGATAGGAGTAGAAGCCATGTTTAGACGCATAATCAAGCCAGAGCTCCTTGCGTTTATCCCAGTCTGGAATAAGTTCGAGCTCTCGATCAACTAGCCCCTTATCTTTAAGTGTAGGATTACTACATCCTATAGAATGTACAATAGCATACCTATCCGTGTGAGCAATCCCGTTAGCGAACACGCTAAGGTAATCGACACCCCAACCTATCAACGAAGTATCGTAGAGACTCATGAGTTTTGCCAAGGCCGCACGACTGTAGAGAGGAACATTCACCTCCACGAAATTAGTGTAAGCCAGAAGTATACCTCGACTACGTTTAGTTATTGGATGTGAGATAATTGATCTATTTTCGAAGGCGGGTTGACAGATCAGCAAGTCGTACTGTTCAGCTATATGGAACATTGCATTAATATCTTTGGGACTAATCAGAATATCATCGTCGAGAATGAACACATAGTCGTATTCACTGACCAATTCCGCCATGTGGGTGTAGACGTGGTAGAAGTTCTGAAATTTAGAGCCTTTACGTCGTTCAGCATATTTCACCTTAGCTTTGTAACGGTTCCAGCGTTCGTCGCTATCGCCATAATACACTACATATATATCATAGGGTTGGTCATCTGCAATCCATAGAGTGTCAAAGTTGGTATTATCACCAGCAGAAGTAAATACTAGGTACCGCATTATTAACACACCTAATCTATAACAATAGAACATACGCACCGAGTATCGAAGTTAAGTACCTGTAAGATGCTTAACTTTGATATTATATACATATTCAATAGCGTGACCGGCGACGCGTAGCACCCCGACGCGTAGCACGACGACGCGTAGCACGACGACGCGTAGCACCGCGACGACCACCCCTAATTCCCAACGCCTCCATCCGAGCCCGCAGGTTCGCCATTCGTGCGTTAGACTTCGCCTTCGCCTCAGCCTGTTCTGCCTCTGTCATAGCCTTCTTAGCGGCTGACGTCACTGCACGGTAGAAGCCCTTCGTCTTAACAGCAACCGCGAAGAGCAGCTCGCCGATTCTAGCAACGTCGGGCTTCTTCCCCATCTCTGGCGGAAGAGCCGTAAAGGCCCGCATAGAGGCCTGGCGTGTGAACTCGAAGAGCTCCTCTCTGGCAATAGCATCGGCACCACTCAGACGCCCCCTGCTATGCGCGATTCTATCCTTGCTTACGTCCAGAAAGGTCGACAGAACAACCTTATAAAAAGGATTACGTGCGTTAGCGGGAGCGTTGTTCCCCTCCAGCATAGCGAGTGCCTCATTGGCCTGGGCGATCACCTCGGGCAGCTCGCCCAGCTCCTCCGAATCGAGTACTTCAAGGAGTCTCAGTACAACGTGCTTAGCAGGATTCTTGTGAGCACCCAATAGCGTGGAGACCGCACCAGAGATGCCGGTACCGGATTTGCGTTTCAGTGAAGAAGCCATTGTATCTCTATTTAAGTAGGTGATTTTTCCGGGGCTCTAAAGGGCCAACTCTGATACACGGATACCGAGATCGTCGGCTAGGCCCAACGCCAAAGCCGCGTCAAACTTAACGCAGCTGCCTGCCACCACAGGTACGTAGAATCCGGAAACCCCATTAAACGTGGTGGCGGTCACTGCCGCTGCAGACCCGTCGATCAGAGAGGGCGTCCCTACAGTCGATAAAAAAGCCGTGTAGTCTAGACCACTTGCAGTGAATCTGGTCGAGACAACAAATGCGTACATGCTATACCATATTATAGTAGACAGGCGTTAAGTGCTGCACGGTTCACAGATCAAATCGCTCCTTCAGAAAATCCCAGAGAGTAGAGTGTTTTTGAGTCATAATCAGTTGATATGTCCGCACAATGTCCAGTCGCAGCAGGTTCATCGTCAGCAAGTAGAGGCAGACCAGACCGATGTTCCACGCCACCGTATCGATATCGTAGACCCAGCGCGTCCATATAAAAGGTAGAAAGTGGACGCTGAACCCGTAGAGATTCTTCCACAGATACTCTTGGCCGTACTTTCCAGGGAAGGGAAAGCCAAAGGGGAGCGTAATAACAAGTAGGGGAAACAACGAAATCTCCGTTAGGGGAGACAGAACTGCAGCCAGAAAGATCCAGACGGAGAAGACCTGATAGACACGGACCCGTTCCATCACCTGATTCAGACAGCGGCTATAATCTCAGAACCCGGCCGCTCGCATATCCGTTAAAAGCCGGTCAAGCTCAATGGCCGACCCTACACGGTCACGGGGCTCACCGTCTTCACCCTCCTCGTCAACTAGCGAACCGTAGACTACCTTTGCCCTGGCCACAAGAGCAGCAGGCTTAGCACGCCCCGCACGTCCGTGTGCAAACTCCCGTAATGCGGCCGCACCCATCAGCGGCCGCGGCACAGGAAGTCCCGCACAGCGGGCACTGACGCTCAATCGCCGTGTCCTAGCCACGGACGCTACACGCCCCGCATTATTAGGACCGTGACAGATACGACAGGCGTCCACCACGATCAGCCGCTTCTGACCCCGCACCACGGGTCCTAGTTTACGAAGAACCGCGTAGAGACTATCGCGTGTCTGAGGCTGTGCCCCAAAGATCTGGTCCCTAAAGAGATTTTCGCGTCGATTGAACAGCGAAGCATCGGTAGTGGGCACAAGCGGTCGATCCCCTTCGTTAAATTCCTCAAAACTCTCTTTCAGTGTGAGCGGCACAGGGCATTGAAAGACCCCCACGGGGAAGATAGGCTTATCATGATTGGCGAAGGTGAGATTCAGATCCTGGATGATATCGCCGGGTTCATAGAACGCCCGCCTATCATGATCCGCCGGTGCCGCAGGATCATAGACTATTGAAGCAAACAGACCTTCACCCGCGGCCGCCCGTGCCTGACCGGTATACCAGGCCTCGTCGGTACCGATCTTGTAGATGAAGTTGAGAACATCTACGGCCTCCTCCCGTGCTCCTAGGGACCCGGCTACGGATTTGAAGAGCACGTATGTATTAGCGGGAACCACAAAAACACGGTCATTGGTTGCACCGTGTGCACTCACGTATTTAAAGTCCCAGGCTTGGGCCAGGGCGGCACCACTTGCCGATTCGGCAGCCGTTATAGGGAGCCGCCACACACCACCCCCTTTCACACGTCTGGTCCTACGTTGGGCTTTGCGTCTGAGACGCCCGGTCCGCGTCGATCGCATCACTACCCTTGGTATGGATTATTCCCAGCGGTCCAAGGCTGACATCAAAGTCAGCAGCAAGAGCTGCCAGACCCGCGGCGTGGTCCGTCTCGTAGAGGACCAGGTCCCCCGTCTCCAGCCTCTGTCCCGTACGGCCGATCACAGAGAGACCGAGTCTCTGGACCGCGTCCTGGTAGAGCTCCAGTGGTGGCTGGATCACGATCCGCTGAATGCCGAGCCCCTTCAACTTCTTGGTGAAGAGGGTCGGCTCACGCAGCCAGCCGATATTTCCAGCCCGAAGGCCGGGCTTCAACTCGGGTAACTCATAGATATGCATCTCGTAATACCTTAAGCAGGCGGTCACGTGATATCAATTTTATCTAACAGGTAGCAGATGGACCATTTCACCAACACCCAACTTGCCGATACAAGCCGTAAACTCTACAATGATAAACTCCAGAAATTCGTCGCCATAATGCAGCCCAATGCGTCACTGGACTCACTTCTGGACAACCCCGCAACATCAGCCGCGGCCCTCACAGCGAGCTCTGCCATCACTCAGACCTCTGCCAACCGTCACATGTTCTACTCTGCCGTGGTCGCTTATCTGAAACATACGGACAAAGGTCGCAAAAAGTCACAGGACCTCAAGGACGAGTGGCTCACAATACAGAAGACGAACTGGGAGACGCGACGGCAAGCAGCCTTAGATAACGCCCCGTCCCAGGCCAATGCCACGGCCGCCGCCACCATCACATGGGCCGACGTGATCCGAGCCCGCGACACCCTTCCCTCTGGTAGTGCAACCCGCCTGCTACTCTCGTTCTACACCTATCTGCCGCCCCTGAGAGCCGACTACTTCGAGGTCGTCGTCAACCCATCACAAGCCAAGCAGAAGGACCCAAAGGCCAATTTTGTCTTACTGAACGCCACGCCGCCGACCCTGACCATCCGCGATTTCAAGACGGCCGCCAAGTACAAGGAGATCAAACACGACCTACCACCCCAACTACAAGCCGAACTCGAAGCGTCACTGAAAGCCGATCCCCGTCACTATCTCTTTGTCATGCCCACGGACAGAACGCGACCATACGACCGCAACGGGTTCAGTAAGTGGGCCAACAAGGAGCTCAAGCAGATCTTCAAGGTCCCTATCACCCTGACCACGTTGCGGCATCTCTACGTCTCCACGCTGGATTTCAACACGACCAGAGCCAGAGACCTTGAGCGTATTGGTAATTCGATGGGGCACAGCATCGCTATGCAGAAGGGGTACCAGTGGATTGTACCTGGACCACACGATCCTGCAACAGCCACCCCCTTAACACAGGTACAAGACGTTACAAGCCGTTAGTAGAGATCCAACTGTATGGCTACATCGGTGGTCAAATTCGCACTACCACCCGTAAAGGTAACCCCCACGTGGATCAGATCCCCTGCCGCAAAGTTCTGTGACGCGTTATAGAACGATTGATTTACAGTGTCTCCCGTAAATGTCAAGAGAAACCCAGGAATAGCTAACGCCGCCCCGCCCGCGGGTGTGCGATAGATGGTAAACACAGTAGTACGACTACCGCTCGGGCCGGTGTTCATAGAGATATTCACTCCACGCAGAATAGTGGGCTGCTGTATTCTGTAGAACGCAGGCGGTGTAGAGTTATCGGGAAATAGCCCATTAGTCACCGCCTGCGTACCGGGCCACAAGTATCCATCCAATCCCGCGTTGAGCAACCCCTTCAAACCGTAAAAGAGAGTGGTGGGATAGAGATAAGCAGAAAAGCCCCGCCCGCCGGCTGATTTGGAGACCAGGTCCGTTCCTGGACCCACCTGAATCCCTGCCGAGGCAAGGTAAGTCGGATTGACTATAGGGGCCGGTGTTGTCTGTAATATATCAGACGATGTATACGTCTGCAGACCGGTAGCGGGCGTCGTCCCAACCGTAGTCGTTCTGAGCTGTATAGAGCCAGTATTCGCAGGGTCATTCGTCTCTATTCCCACGTAGGAACCAGCAAACGCGGCGTTTGCGGGCGGTGCAGCCACATAGACATTGAGATCACGTGTGGTAGCAATATTCGTGTTTGATATCAGTATCCCGCGTTTGTTACCGCTTCCGTTGGAGAGAACATTGATGGTGGAACCCTTGAGACAATTATAGGAGAATGACCGGGCCCCCAGACTCCCTGATCCATAACATTCTACACCATAAACGTTACTTGTACCGTTAGAACCGGCTGCAGAATTATCAACGGTAATAACACATGTGCGGATCTTAGAGGTTGCGGCCGTAGTTCCACCAAATACAACGGCTCTCAACGTATGATGCTGTGAAGATGTCAATCTAAACGTAAGGTCCTCGACACGCGTGCTCTCACCCATTGTAACTAATGTGGTATCAGCAGTGACGTTCAACATCTGGATGGTGCAGGTCTGAACATTCAATCCGCGAAGAGCCACTCCGTTACGAATAAGAAGCTCATCAGTTAAATTATAAGTACCTGGCATCACCCAGACAGTCTGACCGGCGGTCGCTGCTGTTATAGCCGCGTTTACTGTGAGATACGGTGAGCCGCCTGCAGAGGCGGTGGCATCGTTACCGTAGACTGCATCCACGCGAAGGACATTACCTAGCGGCCCACCTGACGCACCTGTTGATCCGGTCGGCCCCGCGGGTCCTGTGGGGCCAGTACGACCGGTAGGCCCTGTGGGTCCAGTAGACCCAGTTCTACCTGTCGGTCCAGTCAGTCCCGTTGGACCAGTTGTACCTGTAGCACCTGTATTACTTGCAGTACCAGCAGGACCCGTGACTCCCGTCGGGCCGGTGGTACCCGTTGTACCCGTGAATCCAGTTAGACCCGTCGGTCCAGTAGGACCGGTTGTACCAGTAGTACCGGTTGTACCAATTACTCCCGTGGGACCGGTTGTACCTGTAGCACCTGTAGTAGTTGCACTACCAGCAGGACCAGTGGTCCCCGTATGTCCGGTAGGACCCGTCGTACCTGTCGATCCAGTTATACCCGCCGGCCCAGTGGGACCTGTCGTGCCCGCCGATCCAGTTAGACCCGTCGGCCCAGTAGGACCCGCCACGCCCGTCGCACCAGTTGGTCCTGTGGGGCCGGTTCTACCGGTTGTTCCTGTGAGACCCGTGGGTCCTGCAGTCCCCACCACCCCCGTAGGACCTGTCAATCCCACACCGATCGAATAACATGCGACACCACCGATCACGTACGTGTTTGCATTTCCTGCGGCCGCGTATAGACCCGTGTAGAGACCGTCGTTGAAATACCAGTAGGACGCCGTCAGTAAGACCGACGCCTTCTGAATACCATTAATATAGTATCGTACGTATGTCCCATCGTAGATTTGCGAATAGATATCACCAGGAGTGTATAGATAGTCACCACCGGCCTTTGCGTTTGAATAGTCCGTCACGGAGTACCAGAAGGAGATCTCATTAGTGTTATTTATAGTAGCCCAGAAATAGTTACCACCGACATACAGCACGTTATTCGTTGCTAACGTAGCAACAGAAGGTAGCACACACTGAATCGCCAGACCCGCCGTCACAGTGTTAAAGAGTTCAAGGGACATGGCGGCATCGCCGACGGCCTCCCTGAGAAGCACCGTGCTCGAATTCGGAAATACCGGTGTCTGCGCCGGTCCGGCAGGGTTGAAATACGTATACGTTGCCCTCACAAAGGTGAATGTTGTGGACCCGTACGTTCCCGTGATACCTGTAGGACCCGTTGAACCTGTCCGTCCTGTGCAACCAGTAGACCCAGTAGGACCAGTAGTACCCGTGTTACCTGTGGATCCAGTATGACCCGTCGGTCCAGTAGGACCGGTCGACCCAGTTCTACCCGTTGCACCCGTCAGTCCCATTGGGCCAGGTATACCTGTAGGACCTGTAGCACCTGTAGCGGTTGCATTACCAGCAGGACCTGTCATCCCAGTCGGCCCAGTAGTACCAGTCTGACCAGTAGTACCAGTAAATCCCTGCACATTGTCCAGTTGTGTGATTACTATATGCGTGTTTTCCGGACCACCTATGATCTTTGTTGTTCGTGTGGGGAAACTATAGGTAAAACAGATATAGGCCCGCTCAGCGGGATTTAGTAGGAGCGAAGTACTGAACGCACTCCCTTGAAAATTTATCACCGAGCTTTTTAACACAGTTGTCATCATTCCAATAGGACCCTTGATCAGTGAAATGGTTGGTTGGTCGTATGCATAGTCCAGTAGTGTGTTATCTGTGGTTAACTGTACAGAGATCATGAGATTGAGGCTATTATTAGTGGCATTGCTGATAAACCCCGTTGTGGTGTCGTAACTACAGTCCAGTAAGCCGCTTGATCGACCGGTATTAAGAGTGTTGAAGAGGATTGTCGTATCTGATATACCGCTTACTGTAGTATCGGCTGAAAGGTAGTAATTGACTGTTGGAAGTGCTTTTCTTATAGCAGCCGGTCCTGTATGACCCGTGGGACCTGTAGGACCGGTCGGCCCAGTTCTACCCGTCGTACCGGTAGGTCCCGTGGGTCCAGTAAGTCCCGTCGGGCCTGTAGAACCAGTGGGCCCAGTCCGTCCTGTTGGTCCCGTAGAACCGGTGGATCCTGTACTACCCGTCTGCCCAGTAAGACCGGTCGGGCCAGTAGAACCCGACGTACCGGTAGGCCCCGTGGGTCCAGTAGGTCCCGTCGGGCCTGTAGAACCAGTGGGCCCAGTCCGTCCTGTTGGTCCGGTAGAACCGGTGGATCCTGTATGACCCGTCGGCCCAGTAAGACCGGTCGGTCCAGTTATACCCGTCGTACCGGTAGATCCCGTGTGCCCAGTAGGACCCGTCGGGCCTGTAGGACCAGTGAATCCAGTCGGTCCTGTTACTCCGGTAGGACCCGCGGATCCAATACGACCCGTTGGCCCAGTACGACCGGTCGACCCAGTCTGTCCCGTCGGCCCTGTTGATCCGGTAGAACCAGTACGACCTGTCGGCCCTGTAGAACCAGTGGGTCCAGTCGGTCCGGTCGCCCCACAGCCTGTTTGGCCAGTTGGTCCAGTCTGTCCAGTGGAACCGGTATTTGTAGCAGATCCGTCTATACCAGTAGGTCCGGTAGGCGGCTGACCATACACAGTAAAAAACCGATTTACAGAGATGCGTTCCCCTTCATCTCCCATCTCTTCTAAAGTATTACACCAAATTTAAGTACCACTAAACAGGGGTGCTTAACTTCGGGACTTGGCAGTAATATTATTAAAGCTATAACGTCTCTATCGACCACTCTCCTGGATCTCTTTCCAGACAGTGATCATTCGCATATAGAGTGAGGCGATCTCTTGGCTTTCATGTCTAGCCACCGTATCAGCTGCAGCCGCATCATCGCCAATGGTGTTAGCCGCCGCCTTCATTGGGGCGTAGGCCAGTTCGTTCGTGCCACTCACAGCTGCTGGGCACTTGACGAATATATTGTATGCAAATTCACTAGTAAATGCCGTCTTAGTCTGTTTCACCCAGGGATCGCTGAAATAGAAGAGGGATGGGATCCGTCCCACTGAATTCACCAGTAGTAGCCGCCGCACTCGATCTGGGATATAGGCCTTGAAGCGATTGACTGTCCAGTAGAGTCCCACCATGAACGTAATAATCAGTGGTTGCGACAGAAAGACAGTACTCAATTCAGAGATAGCGTAACTAGTAAGAATCTGTTCCCCCGTGCTCTGATTGTGTGCAGAGGCAAAGAGGAGTAGGTAATTCAGACACCAGGCGAGCCATCCTAAACATCCAATAATAAATGCCGTCCCTTGCCAGGTCTGACATGGCAGCCATCCCCAATTAGTTCTGAAGGCTTCGATATAGGGATAGGATTCGCGAATATTCAGAGCCATTCGCTTTAATAGCTGTCGCTGTGATAGGTCACTCAGGTCCTCCTCTTCGGCACGTTTCCGTGAAAAACAGCAGAGAAGATACATAAAAAGATAATCCAACAATACATCACCAATGTCGTCATTATCGGCGTCCATATGCTCCGCATCAGCAACCGCAGCCATAATGTCGCCGTTATCGGCAACAGCAGCCGTATGTGCACTGGCGTGCTTGTTAGCCAGGTAGATGAGGGCCACCCGCTCAAATTCGACGCGTCTATGATACTCTGCATAGAGGACGGGATAGAGGAATCTGAATTCTAGGGCACCGATGCTGTTGACCGACCAGAGCAGCAGTCGCAGTACTGGAAGATTCAGACCAGTAGTTATTATGGAGAGTAGAACTATATCGTACCAGGCCATGGGGCCACCTGCATAGGTGAACCCGTAGAGCAGAGCCGTCACAAAGAGCGAATGAAATTGGATCACCGCAAGGGAGAGTAGACGAAAGATCCGATTCAAGCGCGGGTCATACCGAAAGAAGAAACTGATACGGTTGTGCTGTTGCAGGATCCGTTGACAGAGGGTCAACTTGGGTGGCTCAGTTTCACGCACGACTAGGGCACTACGCTGCCTCCGGTGCCCCCGTGATTTCGTCATCTCGTGCATTGTTGAGAGATCGTCATAGATATAGATAGGGAGATTCGGTGCCAATTGCAGTATGTCGACAAGGTATCTATTGCTAATAAGAGCCTTAATGTATTTTACAGTAGAGAAATAGTCTATGCGGCAGACGATTGCTCCCAGCATCACTGTAACTAGCGCTATTCCACCAAAGATACCATACCACGCCGCATATCGGATCAGACCCTCCAAGGAGTAGACCGCCGCCGCGTTGGCAAAGACGGCCTTGTTATCGGCCACCACCGCATCAATACGGGCCGAGAAATCCGTAAGATGGGTGCAGTGGCAGGTCAGTGTTTTATAATTACCACCAATTGCCACACATCCATCCGAGCTCCATGTGCTCAGATTTGTGTTCCAGTAGAGGCAGCGTTGTGTAACTATAGGTGCGGGGCAGGTGATATTGAGAAAGGCCCCAGCAGAACAGGTATGGTTGTACCAGATATTCTGTATACAGGGGACGGAGACCACGCCATCAGGATAGACAACGCCACCAGTAAAGACGCTATAGACACTTCCCGTCTGAACCAGGATCTGACCAATATCGCATCGGACAAAGTAAGTGGGTGGGACCTGCAGACGCCAATCGTCTGCCGCCAGATTCAGATCCATACTCAATGAGATGGGTGTGCTGAGATTGGAGACCGCTATAGAACCTCCTCCGCTGTTGAGAAGGGTGAGGGAGATTGTAGGCGAATCAGGCAAGGCCTGTGAAGAGTCAGTGTAGGGTGTAGTAACCCAATTAATCAGGGAGGCCCCAGCTGCATCAGGAAAGACCGATTTGAGGGGTGGCAGACCGACCTTCACACCCTCCGTCACCAAGGCCCCTGCTCCCGCCGCAATAGGGGCGATCTGCATCACAAAGGCGTCGGTACTGATGCTGAGGGGTGCCCCTCCACCAGCCGTCAAACCGGCCATTCCCAGCTTCTGCAGCGAATCGTGTATCATAGTAGGATCGTATAGAGCCAGCGTTCCAAACAGTCCATTGATCTGACCCATCGACAGACTACTGAGATTTGTAGGTAGGGTGGGCGGCGGCCCTGCTAGCCGCTTTATAATCGGAGAGGCCGATGGTGAAGCCGACCGTGCACCAGACGCACTAGCAGTCGTATGCGACGATGGACTGTATGATACAGATCTGCTATTAGCAGCGGTCATAGACTCCAATGAGCGTGTACTATGAGAAGATCTGGATAGTGTCGCTACATTGCTGACGGTCGCTCTATCAGACTGCGAACCCGAACCAGAGATCGACGCCGTTATCAATGAACTCCTACTCCCCATTAGGCTCGACGTGGGCAAACCTGATAGACTACTGCTGAGACTTGAAGAGTCTGACGGAGACTGTGATGCTGAGACAGAACCGCTACCTGATAGACTGCTACTGTGACTAGCGGAGTATGACGGTAATGGTGATACCGACATCAGAGGTGTTACTGAGATCGATGGTGACACAGAAGCACTAGCGGATAGACCGCTACTCTGACTAGATGAGGGTGAGACCTGCGGTGTCAGCGTCCAGCCTGGTGAGTCCGTGAGTCGCCCAGAGACGCTACTACTCTGACTAGAAGAGGGTGACACATGCAGTGACAGCGTCCCGCGTACCGAGTCCGAAATACTCCCAGATACGCTGCTGCTACGACTAACGGAAAACGATGCACGTGGCGATGATGTCTCACGCACCGAGCCCGATGAAGACTGCACACCAAGCGTGATTCGCAGTTGCACCCCAGTACCGACATTACTCACATCGCTGACAAACTGGAGTGCAAGTGTCGGTGACGTAATTGTCACCGCACCGCCACTGCCCGTACCCTGGTATGTAGCCATAATCACGTTGAATGCATTCCGCACGTAGAAGAAGTCGAACCCCGCTTCTGTAGAGACAAGGAGGGGTTCCACTATATAGGTTGTAGCCTCATTACCCCCGCGAACAGTGAACCCGCAAATCAGATTATTCACGTACGTCGTAGCCGTATTGGTGATAACAGTAACGGAGCTCCCCACGAGCGGCAGACTGACTGAGCCACCGTTCAGTGCACAGATATCATATGTACCACCGGTTACTACAGTAGCTGTTGCCCTAGCAGTACCAGTGCTGCGAGCCGTCGCCGCACCGGAACGTGTCGACGGATAGACTCTTTCGTAGAGCATAAACGAACTCGATGCAGTGTCGGGCATGATAGACCAACCAGAGGTGAGTTTCAGCCAACACTCACTGCAGACAACTGTATCTGGATCGGTAGAATTCAGATCCATCGTACTGCATGGAGCATTGGCTACAATCAATCCGCACAAGGGATTCAGCCAACACCGCAATTTACACTGATTCAATGTCATCGCACCTATCTGTGCAATATCCGCAGCAGCATAATTAATCTGAACATGGGGTACCCAGAGACCGGTGTAGAAGACTGTGGAGGTCGCCGTTGCCGAATATGAGGCCAGTGAAGAGCCTCTGGGCGATGCCGATATAGAATGGGACCCGCTGGATGTGCGCGAACCAACAGGTGACAGAGATAGCGACAACGACCCACTGGATGTACGTGAGCTGATTGGTGAACCTGAAACGGCAGCAGTACCCGAATTAATCTTAGAGGAGGCCGCCGTAGGAGATACCGTCACTGTGGCAGCAGCCGCCGCAGCACAACAGAAAATCTGATTTGTATCGGATAGAGTATCGCTATAGAGACAGCCGTAGGATGCACCTTGTAATTGGCAGGCGTTGCCGTTAACGATCTCCCAGCTAGTCAAGAGAGTGTTGCAGATAGAGACTCTATTAGTATTGATCCATGCACAATCGGGAGTGATCTGTCCGGCACTACACGAATCAGCGGCAGTTGAGACCTCACCTGTACAGGCTGTGGCTGCAGCACGGCCAATTAAGAGTGCAGCTAGCAGGTGCTTCATTCTTCCCTAATTAAACGCAGCATAAGAATCCAGAGCAATGGAGGCCATCTACGAAGTCGCCAAACAGGAGTACGACAATAGAGACCCGAACCAGGCCATACGTCTGGACCGCTTCCGACAGGTTCTGGAACCCTATCTCTACCACTATCTGATAGAGCAGCACAGCCCTGTCCTCAACACGTTCTGGGCCGACTACGTACCACCCGCTGCCTCAGCGGCCAAACGTGCCTTTGTCATCGTTGAGCGGCGGCCGCACCCTAATTTTGCGTTCGTACTCAAAAATACTGCGTGGGCCGATCCAGCCAACGCAGTCTATCTCTTCTGTTCCGACGCCAACCTCCCCTTTATCAAAGCCCTTCTCGGACCAAAAGAGCCTCATTTTAAAATCATCGTGGCGTTTCAGGGCCTAGGTACACGGGAGACGGGCAAAGCCGAGTACAACCGCCTCCTGACCAGTGCCAGATTCTACGAGCAGTTCGATCATGCCATAGAGCATATTGTGACCGTGCAGATGGATGCTTTTTTCCGCCGTAAGCTCCCCAACGAATTCTACGTTGGCGACTACTGGGGCAATCCCTGGGCCTGGCGACAGAACCTACCTGGTGGTGGCGGCATCACTGTTCGCCGCCTAGCGAAGATGATCGCGATCTGTACAGCATCCAGTAATACAGATCTGGATAACGAAGATGCCTGGATCTCCGACCGCATTATTGAAACAGGCGGCAATTTCCCCCCACTAGAATTCCGCAGAGAGGCAATTATGGAGTCGCTCCCTGCTCAAAATCCCTACTGTCTGCATCAATTCTGGACCTTCTTGGAGAATTACATGGCCGTACCCAAGCACGTTGTGATCACCTACTGGACCCGCCTTCTCAGCCTCATGCATTAGTAGCGGCAGCAGCAGCAGCCGCCTTCTTCGCCTTATGCCGCAAGTAGAGCTTATATCCGAGTATCACGAGGCAGGTGCCCAATATGATACCTACAGCGTCGATAGCAGGGTGCTTAAACATGGCATAGCGTGCGTGTAGATACTCTTCAATATAGAGTGCCAGGAAGATGGAGATGGCAGCCGCCGTTCCACCATTGACGAGCGGGATGGTCTTCTCGTCGAGCAGACCCGTCTTTCTCCAGAAAGCCTCCATTGGTCCCTCTATGAGCAGAAAGTTCAACGCGTCTATGGTACCAAATGTGACCGACGCCAACATCCCAATCAGGACCATCTGAAATAATGATGCCGGGCTAGGACTAGCACGTAGTATAGTCTTAGCTATAGATTCTGCCATCTATTACATGTAGAGATTTTCTCATTCCCGTAGCCCATCAATCACCGGACCGTTCTGCATCTTGAGCCCGCAGTCCTCTACGTCGTTCTGATCAACTTCGTCAAAGTCGGCCATGGTCCGAACCCGCCAATTATTGACGTCGCCGCGATGGCACTTCACGAGCCACCAGAACTCGCGCGATTGACAGCAGTAGTGGTTCAACTGAAAGCAGGTCTCGTCCAAGATAAAGTGGTTTTTCTCGTCTTCAAGCCGTTCAAAGGAGGCGTGATGGACATTCAGACTGGTGATACTGAACCGTGAATTGACGAAGTACTTACGCAGTCCAGGCGATCGCGTAGGTGATTCGCGTGCCCGCATAACGTATGCCCCCACTACGGAAGGGGGATTCTCCGCCAGACCGGCTGACCCGAACAGTGTGTGTTCGATCTGTATCTGGCCGATATGGGCCGCCGCCCCCAGTGGCACTCGTAGATCCACATAGGCCGGCGACCAGACAAATTCGTCCAGGTCGCACATGAGCAACCATTCAGTCTCCTTCAAACGCGGCAACACGAAGCGATTGTAGAGATCGCGTTGGCGTCCCAGATAGTAATCACAGTCCGACGTAAAGAGTGTCACTAACCCTCTATCGACGTAGGGTTTGAGGATCGCCACACCGAAATCGGTAGACCCGTCGTCGATCAGATAGAAGTGCTCCACCCCATGAAACAGATAGTGTTCTATCCACTCCTTCATGACATGCCCTTCATTTTTGAAGAGGGCCCCTACGGCTAATTTATAGACCATTGGTTCTACAAATTAGACTCGGGCTTAGGTCGGACAAATTTGACTTCACCCCACCCTATCCACGACCAAGCAAAGAGATGCTGAAGATCACTGACCAGACTCGCACCTTCACAGTCCCCAGAAACGAGACGATCTCACTGGAGTTGAAGCTGAACGTCACACGCGTAGGGCACGCGTGGAAGGGAATTGGAGACCACCTCTTCTACTTTGCTAACAAGCCCGACACACCCGATCTTCTAACCGTAACACCCGAGCAGTACGATTTCCTCGTACTTCTGCACAGTAAGCCGTCTTGGGAGTCGTGCAGAGAGCTCTAAATGCCACCAAGCCATTTTTCCAATCCAGCACGATCACCTGTCCACCATGCCATAAACGGTGCTGATTCGCCAATATCGTATGTCGTGGAGCAGCTTGTATAGAAGTATATATCGAAACCAGCAGCAAGTCCGTCGTAGAATTCTCTTATTTCCTGAATCTGGCTTGGCGTTACGTCACTAAGCATGATCCGTTCATAGAGCACCTGTTCTCCTAGAGTAAACCGGACTCCATAGATCGCCCCATTAGAATAGACCCCCATTCTATTAAACCATCTCTAAACCCCTTTAGATGAACTTGTTGATCAGACGTAGTGCCGTTTTTGCGTCAATAATAGGCTCCTTGAGAGAGGTAAGAGCCTCCACCAAGCCCCTGTAGCGACTATACGACATGCTGTAGCGATGGATAGCGTGCAGCAGCAACATACCGCACATAAAGATGTCAAACGACCGCTTGTACCTGTCAAAAAGGACGGCCCGTGAAGGCGTCTCACCGACTACGACGTAGAGTTCATCGCGGATCCGCGCGTACTGCTCCCTGAAGGCGGGTGATTTATCGTAGCCACCGTTCACCATGGCCGCCCGTAGATCCAGAATCTTCTGGGCAAAGTAACTGGGTGCCCCTTCCAGGTACCACTTCATGGGACTGGTACCAATCATGTCACCTACGTATAATTTGTCGATCGGACCAGCCTGACCCCAGTCGATCAGCTTGAAGCGGTCTCCGCATTCAACTATGTTATCGAGTTTGATGTCATTGTGCTGGTATCCCGCCTCCTGCAACAGTACGACACTCTCCATAATCTCCTTCAGAAACCGAACGCCCTTGATCTTGTACTTGTTGTTGCACATGATGGAGAAGGCGATGTAGAGTGTAGGGTGTCCCTTGACAGTCACCTCAATACCAAGGATTTTCTCCTTGTGGAACCCAAGAATTGGACCCACTGTCAGAAATTGTGGGGCCTCTTTGCCATATAACTGGATCACCCTTCTATTTATCTCGATCTCCTCCTCAAAATCGTGCTTGACTGTAGAGCCGGTCATATAGAAGCGATCCTTGAAGATCTTAGCAATAACTCCATCGGCCTTTGCCAGAAAGTTGAGAAATTCGCGTATGTCGACTATATCTTCTAGGATCTCCATTCGGTCGACGTTCTGTAATTTGATACTATCGATCACCTCGTTGGCCAGAAGATCGGATAGCGACTGCCCGTCGCGAGTATAGGCAACGCGATAGGCCTTGCCATGAAACCCTTCACCAATCAGTCCTTTTTCCAAGGCCCGCTTCTTACGGGTAAAACGGCGTCGCGAATGACGACCCATCTCTACCATGTCATAACAGAAATACTGCTGTTATCACACATCTGCCTAGGCGACCCTACGCTTGTGTCCCGCTACGCTTGTGTCCCGCTACGCTTGTGTCCCGCTACGCTTGTGTCCCGCTACGCTTGTGTCCCGCTACGCTTGTGTCCCGCTACGCTTGTGTCCCGCTACGCTTGTGTCCCGCTACGCTTGGGAAAGACATACGAGTAGTACCCACTCAGTTGAAAGAGTAGATGCGTTATGCCGAATTTAGAGACCAGCAAAAGATATTCTTCAATCGTAAGAGCCGTAAATCCCACCCCACGAACAAGCGTACTTACGAAGAGTATTGTCGATGGCACAAAACTAGCGAAACAGATCTCGCCAAAGAACAGACCGGGATTCTCCGTAATAAACCGTGTGTCTTTAATAATTATCGCAATAGTGGAGATCACAATGAAGAAAGTGGCCGCCATGCTGATGATCAGTAGGTTGATAAACTGTTGACTGGAGATACTGAAGATCGTCTTGGTAAATTCATTGATATCGGGCTTTGAGTGCAGCTTGAAAAGGTACGCCAGTATAATACCGAACACAGCACCTATAGCCACAGGCAACCCCTCTATCGGATCTAGCATCCCTAAGGTCAGCAATGCTTATTTCGCAAGGGTTTCGTATTCAGTCCCAGATAGTATCCCAACATAGTCTTCACACCGAAAGCATAGTGTGTAACAACCCCAAACAGAATCCATGCCAAAATAAACAGGACCCAATGTGCCCCGCCAGTGATTCCAAAGAGCCAGCCAACAAGGGTCGCCGCAGCCAGCGAAGTGACCCAGTCAAAAATAGACATATCCAGGATTTTCGGTCCGCGCAGTCTGTCTAGGGTAGTGCAGTCAGTGGACATCTAATAGAGCGACCTATTATGATGGACTTACGACCGCACTCCTGAACGGAATTGGGTGAGGTGGATCAGGTGTCACATTTGGACCCCACTGATTGGGGTGCTTTGGAACACCCTTGACAGACCTTCCAATACAGTGGACCGTTCTATCCATTATGGATCGCAACCACGCGGGTTCCTGCTGCCGCTCATCGGGTCCCTTTGTCCCCCACGCGTAGACGACCAGACTACTGTCAGCAGCCATCTCCGCGATGCTTTCAACGTTGCGGTCGTGAACCTCAGGCGGTATCTGAATCGTCTTCAGATCTGCCGGTTTCGATGAACGATAGGGGTAGAGATTGCCCACGTGGAAGCCGTCATAGCCCCAGAGCTTAGTGATCTCTAGCAGTCTATTAATCGTCCTATCTGTCTCCGTTGCTGTAGCAGTGGACGGATTGATCATTATGAATAAGATCTTACGACCCAGCGGATTCCAGATCCTGCTGAGCTTGTAGCGGTAGACCATGTCTTCGGACATGGACGCCGCCGTCTGCATCATTGAATCGATGTAGGGACTCACATTACAGATCTGCCCATGCTGGTTGTAGACGACATAGGCTCGACGGGCCTCAGGATCCCTGTTCAGAGGGTCTATTCCCTTGCATCCGCAGACACGGAGTGTCGTGTTGTAGCCCCAGCGATCGAATGTCGCTATGATTCGACCCCTCTCATAGGATTCAACGCTCCGCTTACAGTAGCGACAGTCCATTTATCTACCCGCCACAACAAACACGATGTCTATCAATTTTCACAGTCGATCGTTGCAAACAGATCTGATGTATATTTTTCCGCCCAAAAATATATCCGGCATTCGTAAGCGAAAGTTGATGAACCCATTCACCTCACCCAGTCAATCAGATAAGATGGCGTACAAACGGATCCTCCACCTTTCAGATGTCCACATCCGCATGGGCGATACGCAGCAGGCCCGCTATGACGAGTACGTGACCGTGATCGATCGCCTCTTGCAGCAGTTTGCCACCTACGACGCCGACACGACCCTGATCGTGGTCACGGGCGACCTCTTCCACGACAAGTCAAAGCTGGGCCCCTGTGCCCACCTGTTGGCGACCCGCCTCCTCTCGGGCCTCAGTCGGATGAAGACCCTTGTGATCCGCGGCAATCATGATTACAGACAGGATCAGCCAGACGAGCCGGACCTGATTAAGCCCTTCTTGAACGATCTTCCCATCGACTACTTGGACGAGACGGGTCAGTGGCAGTTCGGCAATGTCGAGTTCGGTCTGGTAGCCGTACAGGAGACCCTGGTCCGCGGTGCGGGCGGCGGTATTGTGAGCACCCTACCGGATTTCCCTACGCCCAGCCCCGTCGACGACGAGACGACGCACCGTATTGCCCTCTTCCACGGGTCAGTTGGCGGTGCGAAGCTCCAGAACGGTATGGACGTGGAGGACCGCAATAACTATCCCCTGGCCTGGTTCGCAGGTTACGATATTATTATGTTGGGCGACATCCATGTTCAGCAGGTCCACCGTGCCAAGGCTCTGCCCGTCAGTGAGTTCAACTCCAAGGAGACCAAGAACGTCTATAAGACGGGATCGTACACCCTGGACACGACCAAGTCGCCATGGGGCTATGCGGGCAGTCTGGTCCAGCAGAACTTCGGCGAGTCGCTCTGGGGCCACGGATTTGTGGAGTGGGATCTAGAGTCAAACGTAGCCACGTCTTATCACGTCCGCAACGACTACGGCATGGTCCTGGTCGCCCTGGACGAGCAATCAAATCCGTGTGTCAAGTTCCGTGTAGGCCGCAACGTACAGCACCTCCTTCTGAAGACGGTTCAATCAATGGGCTGGTTCCCTAAAAACGTCTCCCTTCGCTTCTCCATGAACGCTCGGAACGACATTACAGAGATTCAGACCACCTTTGAGCGCGCGGGTATTGCTGTCCGCGATACAGGCTTCGCCGACGAGAATGTCACGGCAGATGTGTCGACGGCTGCCACGGCCGCAGCCACTGCCGCCATCATGACGGACCTGAGCGACCTGAACTCAACGCAGACGTGGATCAGGTTCTTTGAGGAGCAAGGCGTGAGCCAGGCACAGGGCGTGAGCCAAGGCCAGGACCAAGAGGAGTGGAGCAAGTGGGTCACGCATCCCCACCTCCTGCTGATGCAGGGCTCGGCCCTTCCAGACCTGATCGCCACCAAGGTCAAGGAACGCAACACACGGATCGAAAAGACCGTCGACGCCTACACGCAGCACCGCGAGCAGAAGGCCCCCATCCGTCTCTTCCGCATCCACTACATCGAGTTCGCTAACCTCCTCTGTTACGGTCCAGGGAACTACATCAACTTCGACACCTTTGTGAAGCAGGTCTGCCTTCTGAACGGGAACAACGGAGCGGGGAAGTCGGCCGCCCTTGAAATCATCTGCATTGCCCTCTTTGGTGAGGTCTTCCCCAGCCGCGGCAACAAGTCGAACTCGGCCGCTATCATCAATCAACACAAGCCCAAGCATGAGTCGGCTCATACTAAGATCTGCTTCAGCCTCAACGGGAAGTCCTACTGGATCAACCGTGTCTTCGAAGCTGCACAGAAGGACCCGCGTCATCTGCAGCAGAAGACCATCTGGTTGGCCGACGCCGAGACAGGTGAGCAGATCCGCGTGAACGCCAATATGGTCGACGAATGGGTCCGTACCAACATCGGCCCCTTCAGCCAGTTTCTGCTCACGACCATCATGTCCCAGGCCAACGACAGCGACTTCTTCGCCATGTCGCCTGGCGATCAGAAGCGTATTATCGACAGCCTACTCAATCTGACGGTCTGTGAGGACTACGCCTCTATTCTGAAGGAGGCGGCCCTCGGCTACAACTACATTCTGGACCAGATCACGGTCTTCGAGGCCGGTCACAAGTCCACCTCCAGTCTGGCTGCCTCTGTGGCCAAGCCCGATACGGAATTGGCCGCCATGACAGAGCGTCTAGTCGCAGCCAAGGCCGATGCCACCGCCCTAGAGACCCAGCTGACCGAGGCCAAGACGGGTCTGAGTGATGTGGCAGCAAATGTCTTCCAGCACCCGCTCAACCACTATGAGATCGAGGCCAGACAGCTCAGCACAGAAGAGGCACCAGAGTCCGATCTTGCCACACTGAAGAGTGAGAAGGCTGTAGCACGCGATCGCATGGCTGTTCTCCGATCCAAGCGTTTCCAAGCCAGTCCCAACCCTGTGAAGCCCCTCTACGACTTCGACACTGCGGAACGCAAGCTCCTCAGCCTCCGAAATGAGCGTCAATCCACCTACAAGGCCCGTCTCTACGACTCTAAGGCAGAGGCGACCTGGCGCGGCCGTTACGACACATGGCGTGAGGTCAATCCGAATCTCACTACGGAGCTGAGCCTGAAGGAGGCCGAGAAGGAGGCCCGCACGGCTCGCTTGGCCCTTGCCGATTACGATCTAGCCGATCCAGACGCCGTTCCAGATCCCGTCTCTGAGCGTGTGTTGCTGGGCCTCCAGAAGACTCACGAGGAGTTAACTGCAAAGCAGTCCACGTTGGAGGTGGAACTTCGCGTACTTGAGCGTGAGCAGGCCGCTCTAGCCAAGAACCTTACGCCACAGGCCCAGGCCGAGATCAAGGCCTATAAGCAGGCTCTGAAGCAGGTCCAGACGCTCTTCGGGTGCGAGCCACAGGAGGCCAAGACACAGCTGGATAGTGCTGCCACCATCCTGGGTAAGCAGGAGCGTGTCGACGCACAGATTAAACAGACCAAGGCCGACCTCAAGGAGCTTGTCTCGGTGGTCTACAGTGAGAGTTGTAAGGCGTGCAAGGTCAACCCCTACCGCATCAAGCAGACCGAACTGGAATCACGTCTTGTGGCCCTGAAGGAGACGTCGGACGATCTGGAGGACAGATTCTCCGAATGCTTTCCATGTGCCACCACTGACGACTACGATCAGTTGACGACGGTGCATGCCGACCTCGTAGCGAAGTCTACCGATCGCCTCAAACTGCTCCTCACACAGCAGCAGCGACAGAAGGCCCTTACGGCTGACCTGGTGGCAGGCAATGCCCAGATTGCCACAATCCTTGAGCAGTTGGAGGACAATGACTATACGGGCCAGCTTTCCGCCAACGAGTATCACGAGGCCCGACGGGAGTTGCAACGGACCGCCCTCATTGCTGAGGCCGCCCGGTACGCTGAGGAGGAACAGGAGTGGGCAGAGGCCAAGAAGCAGAGTGAGTTGGACCGCAAGATAGCCGAGGCCGAGCAGCAGGCTGTAGCGGCCTATCTGGTCGAGACCAACGCATTGGAGAAGACCCTAAACAAGCTGGATCAGATGATCCAGGCCCATGAGGCTGCTGCCAGGGCCCAGATCCGTCTAGCAGAAATTGCGAAGATCCGTCAGGCCTATCCCCACTGGCTCCATCAGGTGGCTCTGGAGGCCAAGCTGAAGCCACTGCAGAACGAGATCGCTTCCACTGAGGCGGCCCTACACCAGGCTATTCAGATCCAGCAGAAGCTAGCCGAGACGCAGTCCATCACGCAGCAGCTCGCTGTCTACAAGAACTACCTGATCGACCGTCACGCCACTATCACGGTGATGGCAGAGAAGTTCAAGCTGTATTCGGACTGGCTCTATCCCAACAAGGTGAAGCCGATGCTGGAGAACGCCGTCAACAGCGTCCTCCGCTCTATCCCTCTACCACGGCCCATCAGCTTCGTGGCCGAGTGGGAGGAGGGGCACGCCTCGTGGTACGTGCAAGACGGCACGTCGCGCCCGCCCTTCGAGAAGGCATCGGGTGCCCAGCGGTTCTTCGTCAGCCTGGCCCTCAGACTGGCCTTTAGCCGTATGGGGACCTCCAACATGGTGAATGGCCAGATCTTCCTGGACGAGGGATTTACGGCGTGCGACGCCGAGACCATGGAGCATATTCCTGGTCTCCTCCGCTCCATGTTGCAGCAGATGGAGCACCTGCAGACGATCTTCATTGTGAGCCACCTGGATACGCTGAAGTCGGCCGCCACCACGCAGATCCGTATCACCCGTGGTGCCCAGAACTCGAGCCTGATGGTAGGCGAGCGGATCCAGACCATCAAGCCCGTGAAGCCGACAGCCGCCGCGGACGCACCACCGCCAAAGAAGCGCGGCCGCCCGCCCAAGGCTATTCAGGTCGCCGACCCCGTCGAATAGCTTGACGAAAAATTGAGTGTCATCGCGATCAGTATTTTTGGATAAGCCATGCTACATACTCTACCGCCGCTCCAAAAAGCCACGGTTGTGAATCGCCCGTCGAAGACGATCAAGAGCCCGTATGTTGCCGACATCAGACTAGAAGACGGTACCACGGCACTCTGCCATACACCAGGTCTGGGCTGCAGCGGCCTTGTCTCTACGGGTCGTGTGATCTATGTCTCTAAGGCCGCAAATGAGAAAGCAAAAACTGCCTATACGGCACAAGTCTCGGCGTCAGCCGATGAAGAGGGCCCCTACTACGTGGGTATCCACCCCATGGTCAGTCAGATGGTGGCGTCCAAGCTGCTGGATAAGATCGCAACCAACATCGTTTGGAGATCTGAGGTGGCGATCAACACGCATACTCGGTTGGACTTCGTTGGAACGGGTCCCGACGGTAAGAAGACCTATGTAGAGGTGAAAAACGCGATGATCACGCTCTCTTCTGAAAAGCGGCAGAACCGGCGGGCAGTCTTCCCAGAGGGCTACCGTAAATCCATTACAGAGACGGTGAGTCCCCGTGCTGTTAAACACGCGGAGACGTTGGCCGAGCTTGCATCCCTGAAAGAGACAGAGGCCGCCTATCTGGTGTTTATTGTGCCACGCGATGATTGTGAAGCCGGCCTAGAGCTGAATGCGTTGGACCCCATCTACTGCAAGGCGGTAACAAAGGCACTTATTGCAGGGGTGAAGGTCCGCGTATTTGGTCTACGATTTCAGATGGACGGCAGCATCGAGTTTAACAAGAAGCTCCCGTTATTTATCCCGTAGTCATCAAAGGAAAAATTGAGCGGACCAAGCGGTTTTTAGGCAAAATCAGATGACTACCATTGCAGGAGCAGGCCTTCTGATTATCGAGCGGGGCTATGCCCTTTGCGGCCTGACCGCGAAGTCGAAAAAGTACAGCGGAATCGGTGGCAAGCAGGAGCCAGGAGAGACGATCCGACAGACGGCCTTCAGAGAGGCCGTGGAGGAGCTCTATGGACTGAAACCAAGCCAGACCCTGATCAACAGTCTGGTCAGGCGGTTTATCACTAACAAAATGGTGAACCGTGACGACTACTACTACCTCGTAATCTCCTTCACAGATATCCGAGAGATGAACAAGATTGTCCACACACACTTCGCCCTCTCCCCCTATTACAAGACCTTTCCCTCTTCCATGATCGACCTGGTACTGAATCGGTGCCCGACTGAAGACGCCGAGATCACGGAGCTCACCATGACTAGATACAGTAGCCCGACCCTGAGCATCGATCCTGAATTTATTAAAGACTGTCTAAAAGCAGAGTCTATATTAAAAGACTATGGAACCAAGACCGCGGCCGACTTGGTGTGATTATAAGTTGTGTAATAAGGCTCTGCCGATAGTGCCACCGCCGACACGTCTGCCACACGCCTTAGGTTCGTTACCAGCGTATTTTTTTAGGGCCACAAGTAAGAGAGATGGCCGCGCCGCCGCCAGTGGTCGAAAACCATCCAAAGAAGATTAGGCGAAATTCGCTGAAGGGTCTAGCTGGGCAGTCCGCCTTCAAACTGGTGACCACCTGCTTAGGCAAGGGGAGCTTCTTGGAGACAAATGCTGACATTGCTGATATTCTGATACGGTTGACTAACAACAAAGATAGCTTGGCCGTCCTTTCACCTGACGATATGACTGAGGAGTTCGAAATGCTTCTTGATTTTGGAACAGAAGTATGGGACTGTGTTGGTGTAATGATCAGCCTGGACTACATAGACGGGCGGCATGCTAAACCCTTCATTAAAATTGGCGACGACTGGTTTGACGGAGACAACGAATTAGGATATCTGCGAAAAATGGCTCGCCCACCAAGCATAGGTATGCCGCTTAAAATCGCGACCACAACTATTCCTGAGGCTCTACTAGCAAAGGCTACACTATTCTATAAGGAGCGGCGCCTAGTGAGCACGCGTGCAGGTGAATCGTGGGCTGGAACGCCGACGTTTGCTCAACTGGGGACCAGTTGCGGACCTGACGCAATGATGTCGATACTGATGTATGCGGACGGATTCTACGAGTTATTTAATCAGGCACTCTATCAGCCTCTGAAGTCGGCCATAGACCCACGATTTAACTATAATTCTGTAAAGGCTGCACCGTATACAGAAGCCGAACTCCAAGCCGAGTTCACAAAATTACTTCCACTTATCCCAATCAGTCGCGACCCATTAGTGAACATTAAGAACGGTGAGAGAACAGTCTTCGCTTATGATGAGAAGACGGTAAAAGATGCGACTACGTTTCTAGTCTATAGTTTTATACGGTTCTATACTATCGAAAGCATGACCGTGCGTAATTACAGGGTATCGGCTAACACTGGTGGACGCCGAAAGACCAGGCGCCGCCGTATGCACCCAAAACTGAAAAAATTGAAATAACTTTGAACCCAAGAACGGTAAGCACGGTCAAAGAAACCACACACCATGGCGCGCTCCACCTTCAACGAAAACGATCTTGCTCTCTACGATCTCACGTACCCCGACGGCTCGTATGAGACTGTCTCGGTCCGCGTCGTCCGGTGCAGCTACTTCTGCCCGCCCTTCGACGAGCACGCCGAGCAGAGCTTCTACACGGTCAAACTGGACGGCGACCTGGCACCGTCCGACCCCAAGTTCGAGACCCACTGCGGCCCCATCCACCGCGTCCCCCTTGCGGCGCTCGTGCGGCGCGTCCCCTCGGCCAACTACGCGGTCAACGCGGGGCTCTGGACGCTCAGGGCAGCCGCCCTGGAGGCGGCGGCCTTGGCCGCCGCCGCCGCCAAGGCCTACGAGACGGCCGCGTCAACCGTGAAGCGGTGGGGCGGCATCCAGCCCGGAACGACTGTCGTCTGGCAGGCCGACGACCTGCCCAGCGGCCACCGACCGAAAGCCCTCAAGGGGACTGTCGTGCGGAGCGACCCGCTGAAGGGCTTCTGTGTCGTAGAGGGCGACATCGAGGTCCCGTTGCGGGAGGTGATCTACTGGCACGCCTAGAGAGAGGCTCACCGCGAAAAAGTGCCACGGGTCCAGGGTTTTTTTTGCACCAGTTCACTAAGTCGTGTAGTAGACGTTGTTCAGCCCGTACTCCTTCATGCATTTGAGGAGAAACTCCTCACATGCGTGGCAGGGCTTCGAGGCAAGAAACCGCGTCCCGCGCGGATTGGTCCGCACCACGTACATGTCGGCTCCACGCAGCTTGCTGATGTCGCCCAGCTGCTTGACCACGTGTTTTTCAGCATGGATGCTCCTTTCGGAGTATCCGCTCCCCTTGCTTCTGTTCCCAGGCTTATTACCAGCTTCGGCCAGGATGTGTCCCCGCTTCACAATAATAGCCTTGTGGACATAGCTGATCTCCTCAAATCCCAGACGGACGGTGTCAGGGTGGATGGCAAATCGCCGCAATATGTTGATTGTTCTGGTCTGATCGGTCATGCTCATCCCCATCGATATAAACAGTAATATTCAATTTTACCACCAAGTACGCACCAAGTCATGTCACCATTTAAATCGGTCTCTCTCCTAATAAGGAGATGACGAAGATCCTGACACTAGTGACTTCGTGCTATCCTCATAGAGGGATCTGGCAGACGATCCATGATAGAGACCCAGACGCCATTATTCTCTGTGGCTATCCACTAGAGACGAACTATAAGTTGGAAAATAAAATACTCTATCTGAACTGCGATGACACGTATGGGGGTCTACCCGAAAAGATCATCTGTGCACTGGACGCCGTGCTGCAGATAGAGGAGTTCAAAAATTATACGCACATTTTAAAATGCGATGATAAAGACCTAATTGTCTCTAAAAAAACCCTCACGGAAGAGCACATCAAGATTATAGAGAAGTCTGATTATGCTGGTCAGAAGATCAATTATATAGAGGGAAGTGGGCCCAATTCAGAGTCAAAGTTGCGGCATTATCACTATGGAAGGGTCTCATTGTATTCAAAGTGGTTCAATCGTCCATACAGGGACAAATGGGTCGACTATGCTAGTGGAACGGCTTACGTACTGAGTAGAAGGGCACTCAGCCTGATCAGTCGGACCTACTCGGCCAAGGACAAGGAGACGATCTCTGATAACTACATCTATGAGGCACTGATGATCGGTCAGATCCTCCACCGACACGCGATCCTACCTGTAAAGCTGCCTGACGTCTTGGTGGGGTCTGTAATTCACACGAGGGTTTTGCCTCAATTCTAACAACAATTGATTAATCACGTACATCTATTAGCAGAGGCAATGCGTCTGGTGATAGTTGAATCACCGGCCAAATGCTCCAAGATCCAGGAGTACTTGGGCTCTGGTTACAGAGTGCTAGCCTCCATGGGTCACATCCGTGCACTGAAGCAGGACCTGGACGCCGTGGGGATAGAACGATCGTGGGTCCCTGACTACGAGATTATTAAAACCAAGGCCAAGACTGTGAAACAGCTCCGCGACGCGGCGTCCTCAGCCGATGAAGTGATCATAGCCACCGATGACGACCGTGAGGGGGAGGGGATCGCATTCCACATCTGCTCAGTCCTGAAGCTGGATCCCACACAGACCAAGCGGATCGTCTTCCACTCTATCACTAAGCCAGCCATTCAGACTGCAGTCCAAGAGGCCAAGACGGTGGACATGGACAAGTTCCACGCCCAACAGACCCGTGCCATGCTGGACATGCTGATCGGCTACACCCTGAGCCCCGTCTTGTGGAAGCAGCTGAACTCGAATGGGCTGCCCTTATCGGCCGGTCGTTGCCAGACACCGGCCTTGAAACTGGTGTTGGATCGCGACCTAGAGATCGAAAAACACGCGGCCAAGGGGTTCTGGAAGCTGAACGGTCAATTCCTGGCCGCTGGTCTCAAAATAGCGGTCCAGGCCGCTCGTGAACACCTCCAATCGGACCAGGAGGTGACGGCCTATCTGCAGCCGGCCACCCAGACGCAGAAGGCCAAGCTCCATTCTCTCAAGAACTCCGTACGAACCCACAACGCTCCGAAACCCCTGATCACCTCGACGTTGCAACAGGAGGGGTCCAAGTCGTTTGGGCTCTCCCCTAAAATGACAATGTCGACGGCCCAGAAACTCTATGAGGCAGGCCATATTACGTACATGCGTACGGATAACGCCTTCTTATCGCAAGAGGGAGCCGCAGGAGCCCGTAAAGTGATTTCTAAAGACTATGGTGAGGACTATCTGGGACCAGCGGACCAGCATCAGGCAACGCCGCAGCAGACGCCCGCTGCGAAGAAGAAAGCACCTGCGGCCCAAGGGCCACAGGCTCAAGCAGCCCACGAAGCCATCCGACCAACCCACCCCGAGGTAGCCGAACCCGAAGGACTGTCGCCCGTCGAAGCCAAAGTCTACCGACTGATCTGGCAGCGTGCCCTGCAGAGCCAGATGGCCACTTCCACGGAAGACTGCCGTGGCCTGACCTTCACCCTGGAGGCCGACCCGACAAAAGCCCCGTGGTACGGAGAGCAGCTGAAGAGCAAGTTCCTCGGCTGGAAGATCCTCTCAACAGGTGAAAAGGCCCAAGCAAATGCAGCCGAGTCAGCAGAGGCCTACGACGCCTGGGCCAAGGTCGCTGTCAATGCGGCCGCTACGTGGTCCCAGATAGCAGCAGAGGAGGAGTATACCAGACCACCCAATCGCTACACAGAGGCCTCCTTGATCCACGAGTTGGAACATAGGGGGATCGGCCGCCCCTCCACCTTTGCCTCCTTAGTGGAGACCGTAGTGGAGCGGGCTTACGTCGACAGAGCCGATGTTGCGGGCACCACCCTCAGTGTCCGTAAGTGGCAGATCCAGAAGCCACAGCAGTGGCCCCCAAAAGAGACTCAGCAGAAGCAGGTGGTCGGTAAGGAATCGAACCGCCTCCAGACTACGGCTCTGGGTCGAACAGTGGCCGAGTTTCTCTACAAGCACTACAGCGACATCTTCGATTACAGATACACAGCCTTAATGGAATCGGAGCTGGATCGGATCGCCAGAGGAGAGCGGTCATGGAAGACTCTTCTCCAGTCGAACTGGGATGCGTACAAGGCCCGCTACACGGAACATCTAGCCAAAGTCCAGGACCCAGAGGCCAAGAAAGCACAGCGAACGCGTGACCTGGGTGACGGAATCCAAGTGATCCTGAGCCGCAAGGGACCCTTACTGCTCAAAGAGGCCACGAAGGAATTCGCCAGCCTGCCGCGTAACGCCAGCTTCGACACAGTCACCTTAATCCAAGCCCAAGCCGCCTACAAGGCGAAGGACGGCGAAGATCTAGGACAGTACGGTGACGATGCGATCCTGAAGAAGAAGGGTCCGTACGGATTCTATGCCCAGTGTGGCACCATCAAGGTCCCAGTGAAGCCCGAGGATACCTTTGAAACGATCGTAGCGAAGATCCAGGCCAAGGACACACCCCAGACAGGCGCAGACGCGGCATATGAACGGATCGTTGGCGAGTACAAGATCAAAAATGGTCCCTACGGTCTCTACTTCTTCAAGCATGCCGCGAAAAAAGCGACCTTCTTCAAGTTCACTGGTCCGGACCCAGATAAGGCCACGACGGAGGAGCTGGACGCCATGGCAACAAAGCGCCGCGGTAAAAAAGTAGGCCTATTGTAGATGAAATTCAACATAGGCAGGCTGGTGAAGCGTACCAGCTTTAAGATGTTGGTAGTAGGTCTGGTAGTTGCCCTGACACTCGCCCTCAGCTACCTTGCCTTCCATAGAGCACAGGAGGGGTTCGCTGTAAACTACCCTCCGTATGACAATACTAAGGTCTATCGCGTAGGAGACGGCATGTTGTGGGTAGACCCAGCAACGGGGGTAGCCACTCAATACCAGATGGCGGTGGCTATCGGTGCAGCCGGATACACCCCGACTCACCCCTACGCGGTTCAGAACAGAAACTGGATGGTGGTTCCGCCACCCTATATGGCCTATGACAATACAAAGACCTATCAGGTGGGTGATATTATGACGTGGACGGATGCCTCAACAGGCATCACGGCAAACTACCAGATGGCTGTACCGATCGGTGCGGCCGGTTACACACCCATCCATCCCTACGTGGTGCAGAATAAGAACTGGACAGCACTACCGCCACCGCCCTATGCTGTTTACGACAACGCAAAGACCTACAGAGTGGGTGATATTATGACATGGATAAATCCGGCAACAAATACTGCTATGAACTATCGTATGGCGGTCGCCATCGGTGCTGCAGGATACAACCCTGCACACCCCTATGCTGTTCAGAATAAGAACTGGGTACCGGTCCCGGCCAGCCCCTTCCCTCTATACGATAATACCAAGACCTATAAACTGGGTGAGGGTATGAGATGGACGGATCCGGCCTCTGGAATAGAGCTCAAGTACCAGATGGCTGTACCGATCGGTGCCGCTGGTTACACTCCCGTACACCCTTACGTGATACAGAATAAGAACTGGGTAGTGATGCCGCCTCCTTATCCTGGATACGACAATACAAAGACCTACAAGGTAGGCGATATGATAACGTGGATAGAACCCACCTCGGGTCGCGCAGGCACATACAGGATGGCGGTGGCTATTGGTGCCGCTGGGTACGCCCCTAACCACCCCTATGCAGTGCAGAATAAGAACTGGATCCTAGTGCAGTAACGTCTTACCGGCAAGGCATCAAGTAAAATTGAAGTCCCATGCCTCACCAGCAGTAGTACCAAGCAACAAACAAGCCAAAAATGCTCCAGTTCGACGACTACCGTGCCCACACCCAGTCCCTGCGTACTCTCATCAAGACGGAGTTCGCGTCAACCCACTCCAGGACGTGGAGGTACCGCTACACGGACCTGCTCCCTATCTGCGAGATCCGCGGCCTTCACACCAAGCCGCCGCCGACGAACGCGGTCGGCTACGTCACGTTCCACTCGAAGTACTGCTCATCGGAGAACCCTGGTTGGCGTACGCACAACGAGAACGCGTATCTGCTGGCTGACGGCACCTTCGTGTCGGACGGCAACGACCGCGTCCTATCAGTGGCGCTCCCCAAGTGGCTGTGGAGCATCAACGGGTAATGCCGAATGCCAAAATTACGCTGGACACCCAGCTTAATTTTTGCATCCACAGCCACTTGGGGTGCTTAACATCGGGACTGGCCTGGTTACAAGACGTTATTGAGCTATCTTCTCGTATCTCTCTATAAGAGTCTGATCAGGTGGTGGCACAGATCGTTTTTTAAGAACAACCATCCTGCTACCGCGCTCTACTATCTCAAAATAGTCTAATACAATGTGGTAAAATGGTCTATCTGAGAAGTCGTCGAACATCACAAGGGCCGCATCGGACATCCGTGCAAATGCATTCAGTAGACACGCGACCCTGAATCTGCCATCAATCATGAAGAGATCTATCTCTAGGGCCTCTTCTGAACTGAGATTCTCAAGAGCTCTGCTGTATCTGACCCAATCGTCGTATGTGGATCTAGACCCAGGGTTCCCCCATTCAGTTTCGCCACAATCCATCTCTATATAGAAGATTGTGACTCTATCCTTATCATTGACAGCTGTTTTCACTTTCGAGACCCACGTAGCGTCATTCTCAACAGAGTAGATCCTACGTATGTTTTTCATCTTAGCTGCTGCGACAGTACTTCCGCCAGATCCAAACTCAAAATAGACAGAGCCTCTGGCTAAATACCTATTAAATAATGGGACATCGCCTCTGTCTAAATGTGGTTTCATCCTCCTTACCTATACAATAGACCATATTTAAATGGTACCGCCAAGTGCTTATCTTTGGGACTGGCTTGGTTTGTGTATCGCAAATCTAAGAACGCCCTTCGAAGGGAGTTCTTAAATTCGGTACAAGACGTTAGAGCCGCTCACGCGTCCCCATCCTTCTGTGCCATCAAGACAAGTGCAATAAATCCCAGGACTAAGCCAATAAGCCTTACACGTCCTATCTGCTCTCGGAAATAAAATACTCCTACGAGCGTTACCATAATGTCACTTGTCAGATCCCACATCAGATTCATTATAGTCAGGGATGATCCGCTCAATGAGGAGAGGAAGATCCAGGGCTGAAATGCATAGACGGCTGTAGCGATCCCCATAGTCCAAAAGTGTAACTTCCCACCACTCACATGTTTGACAATACCCAAAGTAAAAACGTCGATGCCTGCCATGATAGATGCAATTCCTACGGGAACCCAGTCAATCATCCCACCTATTATATTCGCTTACAATAGGTAAATGCCTGCTTCCCACATGCCAACCTGCCTGATCTGCTATAACCTGATCAAGACCCGATACGACCCGCAACATCGCCCCGCCTCTTGTAAATGTCATTATGACGTTCACAGGATCTGTTACGAGACCTGGTTGGAGAAGACAGACAGCAACTATCACTGTCTGATCTGCCGACACACTATTCGTCGACCCGACGAATTTCCGATGGTACTACGTGGCGAAATACCGATGCGACCCGGGTATCTGATACCCGTAGCATATCAGCGAACCGTCACTATACTGATTCTACTCGGCCTTGTGATTATCTGCCGCTTCTTCTGCTGAGCCGGCGTGTGTTCCGCGACTTATATGTGCGACCACGCTTACTGCTCTTACGAGGCCGCCGCTTAGTCCGCTTGTCCCCGCCGCGTGGTGCACGAATCCGTAGTCCTTCCTGTGCACCATAGCTTCCAGGTACGGTAGCCTGTGCCTTGGCGACCCAGCGAGCATGTTCCGCCGCCCGTGCCGCCGCTATAGACTCGCGTTGTGCCGAAGCCCTTACCAACCAGTCATTCTGAATCACATCACTTGGTCTCGAGCCGTCTCCGAGAACATGGCCGATCGTTCGTCTATTGACTGGCACCTGCACAGGGGCCGCTGCTTTGCGTGTGCGATTACGAGCTTCGCGGTTACGAGCCAGGTTGGCAAATGGTATAGGAGCAGGCACCAAGATCGCCGTCTTCACTGCCGCAATAAGGGTGTCACGCTGTTCCTCAAAGGCGAGTTTGCGAATCACTTTGTTATAAGCAAGCGTCTCAGCTAAGGGTATTGAGCCTATCCCTGCAAACCCCATTGAGGGTATAGGACCACTAGATCTGTCAAGCGAGTTGAGGGCCAGTGTCGTAGCGGCCATATTGAGATTATAACGTAGATGTGCTTGGTTCTCCTTGGGATAGATATCCTTGAAATCCATCTTGGGCAGTTCATCGTAGAAAAAGGCCTGCTGCTTCACCCAGTCACCCTTGTACTTCTGAGAGAGAGGTACAGCAATAGTAGCGATGGTCTTGTAATAGTCGTAGTCAAAGTTCCCCTCTGACTCGTATGCGGCAAGTGAGAAATAGAGCTCACGTAAATAGACCTTGACTAGGAATTCCGCACTGGTCGCGGGCTGCCCGCCACCGACATGGCCGCCACCCACGCGGCCACCACCACCGGCTCGTGCGATCCAGTCACTCATCCGTTTAATAGCTGTTCCAATACTGGAAACAACTGAATAGACTTTGCGTGTTCTCTGTGTAGATGGGTTTATTCCCTTAGCCATCTCATTTCGCTCGGCAGTAACCTCATCTTTTTCATCGGCAGCTGCGGCCGCAGCTGCGGCAGCCGCAGCGATCTCCGCCGCCTCTGCATCAGTAGCCTCTATTTCAGTGTCGGCTTCCTGATCCGCATCGTCAGCGTTAGTTTCAGGTGTAACCCGTTCCCCTCTCTTGCGTCCTTCGGCCTCTCTCTCTGACGCCTCGAGATCGGTTATTTCATCTTGCACAGCGGCAATGCCCTCGCGCTTTACCTCATCTGTAACATCAGCGGGTGCCTCTAAGGCGGCAGTAGGAGCAGATGCCACTAGATTTGCTAAGAATATACCGTAGAGTAGGGGCTGCGTTCTTAAGAAGGGCTTTGTTTCACTGAACGTTCTAAATTCCGTGATAGCCCTACCGTACATGTCGACAGGAAGCCTCTGTGTCAAAAAACTGATGGTCTCTAATATCTGTGCTCTAAGAACCCCCTGGCCAGCACTATCTCTCAAGACACTTGTAAGTGTAACTGGTTGTGCATATAGCCGATTACTCTTGTATGCACCGTTGGCGGCGATCAGATTATCTAGACTATCTATGCGCACTATACGATTAGTCATACTGGAGATCTGTACATTATATACACCAGCAAGGCCAGCAAGGCGGATAACCACCTCATCACTTATATCATCGGTAATAGGACCGCCTCTAGCCACGCCGTCTCTCATTCCTCTATATGCCGTCTCATATGTGATAAAATCATCCTTACTAAGTAAGGTATAATCAATAGAGGTGTAGCGAATATAGGCTTTCAAGAGATTTGTTATTGCTTTACCGAATGCAACGAGGTTATTGGCGACCCTCGCCTGTTCAATCGCCGTATTAATTGTGTTATCAGCCGACGATCTTATCAGGCGTATCCATGTGTTGTAGTCGTCGATATAATTTTTACGAATCGCACTGGGATTTTCACCGTCATAGTTAAAGTCAGCAAGTGCTATCTGCCGTAGTGCAACTTTCCGTTTCTGGTCAGGTGTATCTCTAATACTATTACGGAAAAAGAGAATATGACGTGTAGACTGATTATCGGTCATCCCCTCCTCACCGTCCTCGTCGGCCGCGGCCGCCGCCGCGGCACCAGCTATACCATCTTCAGTCCATTTATATGTCATAACAACATCAATACCCAGAGTCAGTGCATACGCTAACAGAACTCGGTCATGAGTCACAAGAATGAGATTCTGACCATTAACCTCAACATTTGTGGCAGTCCCTCTCTTTGATCCTACAGCACGCGGTGCGTTGTTGTAGCTGCGTGCAGTATCAAGACAAGAGAGGGCTTGCAACCAATCACCTGAACGCTTACAGTGAAGATGGGCGGCGGCATTGATGTGCTTGCTGTCCTTTTTGTAGACGTCGAGTAGGCGTTTCCAGCATTTAGCTATATTATTGTCCTCGTGTGGGTCTGCAGAACCATGTACACGTGCACCAGTCATGTCCTGCAATTCTAAATTGATTCGTGGGGCACCAGACGACTGGTAGTTGAGCGGACCAAGGTTAAAATCATACTTAGAGAACAGCTTATCGCGCTGTAATATAGTCGACCTAGGGATAAATCCAATCTCCCCAGCCATCTCTACATTGTCGTGTCTCTTATATGAGATAATAGATGTCTCATTGTCGAAGTAGACATCGCTCTTAACAAGCTCAGGTCGTAGGGGGGCATCCTCATACGTCTTTGTAGCAGGATCATTCACAACTTCGCGGTTGAATATACGATGCACATTCATCACTCTACCACTCGATGCAGAGCTCTTAATAAATGTCATCAGATCCAGAACCGATGCGTCAAACACAAAAAACAGATCTTCATTGCAGAAAAACTCTACAATCTCATCCTGCGTTGCGGTCGACGTAGGTGTACCAACATTATTCCAGACGTTTTTAATATCCGTAGGATCTCTTCCAGGTTCGGCCGTGGCCGCAGCCTTGAACAATTTAATATTATATGTGTGTATCTCAGGAGAGTTATTGGCGTCCCAGAGACCGTCGATCTTCTGGTCTCCAAGAATATTTCCACTAGGACCCTGCAAATACCGGATCAAGGACTGTATGATATTTCTGTCTTCTGCAAAGGGGTGACCGTCTGCAGCACGCACATTTCTAAATGTCTCTACAAGTAGATCGGACTCGTCGTGAAGGGCGTCAATGTCCCACGCACCCCCGCTCTTAGCGTCTTTGTTTTGAGGGATCTTACTATATTTGTCTACATTTGGAAGATTGAGACCCATTCGAGTATCGAACACACCAGGATTAACACCCGTAGATCTCACCTTGTCACTGAAGCCGGCCTTCTTGTGAAAATCATGATAGGTATCAGTACACGCCGCGTGTGTCAAAAACCGGAGTGGATCAGGTCTAGCAGAATCAGCTGATCTAACTGCAAAAATTCGAGCACTGCGCGGTGAAGCAGCCATCTCTATTCTCTACTGATATTTTAGAGGGCCCCTATGCCGCGCATCGTAGTCCATATATTTCACAGGGATCTCCGCACCGTAGACAACGCCGCCCTTCACCTGGCTGCCGCGAAAGCGAAAGAGACCGGTGCTAAACTTGTACCACTCTTCGTCTTCACCCCCGAACAGGTCGGGAGCGAAAATAAGCTGAAGTCGACAGCCAGCATAGAATTCATGTTGAATTCCCTGGACGATCTGAATGAGCAGTTGGACCAGCATCTCACCCTCGCCTACACAACCCAGTTGGAGGCCCTGATAGATCTGGTAGCAAACTACCAGGTGGTCGCCATCTCGGAGCAACGCGACTACACGCCGTATGCCATTAAGCGGGAGACGGAGACCCTCTTCTTTGCAACTCAGCACGCGATCCCCTACCTTGTGGCAGAGGACGTCTACTTGACAAACCCTGGTACTGTCATGAATAAGTCCAAAAAGATGTACCAGAAATTCACGCCCTTCTATGAGGCAGCCAGCCGGCAATCTGTGGCCAAGCCTACCCCTGCGCCCGCTGGCCTCACCTCACTGCTAGACCAGGTCACCCTTAAAAATCAGACCACACTGAAGGCTATGCGGTCAAAACTGATCTCTAAGCCGAACATGCACCTCCATGTGAAGGGCGGTCGCATCGAGGGTCTGGCCCTACTCAAAACCCCACCGCCAGACTACACAGGCCAACACGATATTCCCTCCATCCCCACCTCGAATCTCTCAGCACACAACCACTTCGGGACCGTCAGCATCCGTGAGGTCTACCACGCTATCACTAATGAGGCCTTTCGCAGACAGCTCTACTGGCGGGATTTCTATGGACACATCTGCTTCTTCTTTGAGGCCCTCTACAAGACGAGTCCCTATGACTTCCAGAAGATGCCGCAACCGGGTTGGTCCACCGATAAGGCAGAATTCAAGAAGTGGACCGACGGGAAGACGGGTCACGCCCTTGTCGACGCCGGCATGCGTCAGCTGAAGGCCACTGGCTACATCCATAACAGAGCCCGCCTGGTAGCAGCCATCTATCTGACGAAACACCTCAAGATCCACTGGCGTTGGGGTGAACAGCACTTTGCCCGACTTCTGGTAGACTACGATTTCGCCCAAAACTTTGGCAACTGGTGTTGGGTGGCATCCGTTCTTCCTTTCAGTATGGCTCCCTTCCGTAGTCTAGATCCGGAAATTCAACTGAAGAAGTTTGATCCGAAACATACGTATGTGGACCGCTGGTTAAACTAAATAAGGTCGTCCGTCCATCATGTCGGATCCGCATACGCCGCAGGCCCTTACCTGTCTGAGCGGCCATCTGATAAGCCGTAAAAAAATCTTCAAACGACCACTCGAACTCACCCACTATGAAGAGATATCTGTCAGTTGATGCCATGGCACTCTCTACACCGTGGTTGTGTTTTCTCTCCCAAACCGGACCAGACAACAGTGGCCGGTGTCAGTAACCCACTGCATAAAGCACATCTGTACTCCACCCCCCAGACAAGCGTCAGACCAACGTCCCCCTCGACGGCGTAGCGTTCGCCAATAACAAACCCCAAACCCTCGTACAGCCGTCGCGCCGCCGAGTTACGCTCCAGTACCTTCAACCAGACACCAAGGCCGGCGACCTCCTGTACCGTGCTGATCAGTTTTCTAGCGTATCCGTGACGCCTCCAAGCAGCAGCGACTCCTAGATATGCGATCTCACAGTCGGTATACCCCTCTGGTGTCTGTTCCACAAGAATAAAGGCACATACCGACCCAGAATCGTCGAGACCTACAATGGACGGCCCGTCAAACCGATTCGCATCAAAGTGTGGAAGTTCAGATCTATCAAAGATAGTTCTGAACGTCTCTCGTACAGCCTCTCTATCCTCCGCTACATACCTGCGAAGATGCAGCATTGTCAATCAACTAGATGGTAAAATCCACCTCAATTTTTACCGCTTAACCCGTGAGTAGTCGACAGTGCTGTTGCAACCCTTGAACAAATCCACTTGAGACTTCGTCCGTGGTCTCCACGTCATAGTTCTTGATAATAGTCTTGAAGAACATATACTCGTAGAGGCCGAGAAGTGTAACGAACATCAGATTTTCGCCCAGGACGTGTAGCCATGCCACCTTATACCGTAGCCATATGGCAGCCAGTCCTATAACACCCATGATGCTGCCTAACCCCGCTATATAGAGATAACTCTGCTTCATCAGACCGGTGTTGACCAGCTGTCGCTGTCGTGCCGCTGCTACACCCGCCGCAATAATAGCGGACCCGTTGATGTAACGCTCCAAAATAGAATTGATAAGTGCTGACTCGTTATACGTTAACGTGCTGCATGACTGGACCACGGCGGTGGTGTAGTAATCTGTGGCCGCAAGAATCCCTGCATCCTCGTCCTTGCTGACGAAGAGAAAGAAGAAGACCGTCTCGAAGACGGAGATCAATGTGATGTGGAGCAGAAACCGCAAAGTGTATTCGGGCACAGAGTCAAACCACGTACAGATGATCACAGGGGCCGGTGGCACTACAACTACGGCGGCGGCGCGCGCTGGTAGAACCAGGGGTTCAAGCGTGTCTGTATTGGGCCCGTAGAGGAAACTGTCTGAATGAGACGGCGGCCGCCGCATAGACTACTCTTTAATTACGAATCTTCGCTTTTATACCGGTTGCGACTAAACTTAAGCACTGGATAGAATAGTTAGGCAATGGAGACTGTCTATGGACCGATTGTCATCAATCTGGACTCGAGGCAGGACAGATTGAAAATCACAGCCGGTGAATTTGTCAGCCTGAGCAGTAATTTCCAACGCCTCAGTGCCAGCACAGGTGGTGCAACGGGCTGCTTGGATTCGCACTGTAGGGCACTGGAGAACTATCTTGCAGCCGACACACATAAGCCTGCTGTAATGATCTGTGAAGACGACGTACAATTTACGGTTTCACGGCCAATAATTGATCAGCACATCCGCGAATTTATGGAACATCCGACAGCCAAGGTGGCGTGTCTGGGATTCAACGCCAAGCGATATGAACCTTATTCGAGTCTATATAACCGAGCCCGTGATATACAGACACGTGTCTGTTACATTGTCAAACATGAATTCGCCGCTGAGTTAAATCAATTATGGCGACAGATCTATACGGCCCGTCTTTCCGGAAAACCACTGAAATGGTACGACGACGTCTATAGAGCACTCCCTATCACAAATAAGACCTCTGATAATTATCGCGGTGACCAGAGTTGGAAGATCCTGCAACAGGACACGGTCTTTCTCACTCCAAAGACTCGTCTAGCAATTCAGCGTCCCTCTTATTCTGATATCGAACTACGTAATGTGAATTACAGGATCTAAAAAATTGAAGGGTCTGTATGTGAGCTATCACACTATGCCAAAATGAGCGAACGCATCACGAGCCCCCGCATCAATAAGTCAGCGGCCGACAAGGACGTCAAACAGATCCTTGCATACTTTGAGGACCAGGTGGTCGTCCACACGGGTCCGCCGCTAGAGGATTTTCCCAATAACATCAAGCGTTGGATCTGGTCGTCATTTACGGAGGACTACACGCAAGCCAACCTTCTCTGCGAACTGACAAACGGTCTATCGGTCCTCTACACCGCACGGGGTTGCTTCTGCTGCTACAGGGGATTTGGCGACAAGGCGGACGTGACGACTACGTCTGCCTCGAGCACTGCTGCTCTTGTCCTCTCAATCTCCGACCGGACCTACGCCGACTATATCGAGGGTACAGTGGCTGCTGACGCCGATGGTTGTCCGCTGAACCCCGAAGAATTATACTGCAAAAATTAGGCCGCTGCCGATCACCGCATCACCAGGGCCATCGTCCCCATCCAGGACGCCGCGATCCGCTTCTTACCCGCCTCGTCCACTAGGCGGACGTTGGCACGGAAGATCTGCTTCTCCTCCGCCGCCGTAAACACGACGTTGCGGTAGTAGCAGACCAGGTGCGTCTGCTTCTTCCGCTGCACGAGCTTCGCGAGCAGCTCCGCCTTGGTCGCAAGGACCGCGTAGATCTTGCCGTCCTCTAGCCCCACCACGACAAGATCTTCTTTGATCTTGTCGAAGTGGGGGTTGCAAAAGGTCGTGACGTAGCCGGGCACAAAGTCGCACATCTCTCCTTACATCACAATACTGAAGAAGCCTGACTTCAATTTTTTCGGCAGGCCTAGCCATGCCACACGGGCCCTAGCCATGCCACACGGGCCCTAGCCATGCCACACGGGCCCTAGCCATGCCAGTCCCCAGGCCCCTGCTTCTCCCACGAGACTGTCAGAGTCTTCATGAGAGGATCAAGGACAATAGCACAATCAACGAACCTCATTTTAAGTTCATCCATAATGCGATTCAGCACGAGCTGCTGCTGACGCGGAACATCCTGCCCTACGCGTGTGAGTTGAAATACAACTAACGCAGTTGCGTCATAGACGAACCGGTGCTTATCGGATGTAGCTACAACGGTCGCGACGCCGGAACAGATTGCTGCAACCACAGCAGCTACGCGTTCATCAATCGCCTTTTTCAAAATGACATCGGTCTTATACATCAAGAGCTCCTGACGCGAAACAGGAAATTCCATCCTGCATCTCTCAACTAAAATTACCTGGCACCGAGAACGCAAAAATTATACTCAGACGGTAGATGCTTGACAACTTCGGCGATTTCTTACGCCTGGCAGCGGCCATCTTTACAGTCGATACCACGGTCCTCTTCCTCACTCGCTACTTCCCTCATGTAGTCGGTGGCCGAACGCTCAACGACTGGTACGATCAGTTCGGTATTGTCGCCGTGGCTAGTGACTGTCTGGTGATTTTGATAGGATTTATCATTGCCCGGTACCTCTACTCATCCCTGGGCCTGAAATACAACCTAGTCTGGTTCCTTCTTCTAGTCGTTCTAGTACAGGCCCTTCACGATATATTTTTCTACGTGGCCGTGATCAAGCCAATACCCCGCGGTCACAACAAGATGATCGACGTCTTTAAGAACTATGCCGACGAGAACGGCGGCCAGATCATAGTTGGAGACGCCGGTCTTATGCTAGCATCCGCCGCCGTCTGTCTTCTTTTCAAGTCCCAGCCGGATCACGTGGTCGCCGCTGCAACCACTGTTGTTGGCTATGCTCTGACATATATTCTCTACACGAAACCCCGGCTGTAAGACTTAATTCCCACTAAAAAGTAGGGATGGCGAAAATCAGACGCCCACAGATTTTCATAACCGCACTCTTTATCGCAATTGCAGTGGGCACTGTGGCCATCTATTATCTGATACCTCGATCTAGTAGACCGACGATAGACGATATCTGGGTGGTGAATCTGGATAAGGCCACCGACCGCTTAGATGCGATGATGGAAAAACAGCGTTTTCTCCCTAAACCGATCCAACGCTGGCCTGCCACGCTGGGCCGAGAGGAGTCGAGAGATTCCGCCGCCGCAGACGGTGTCGACCCTGTAATAACTAAGAGTTCTGATAAAGAGACGATGAAGCGTACCAATAAAGTGACCCGAATAGGAGGGGAGGTCGGCTGCTGGCTGAGTCATAAGCGTCTATTAAAGCACCTGAACACCCTGAATGTAGGACCCGATTTTGGGCACCTGATCTGTGAAGATGATATAGTTGTCCCAACTGATTTTATCTCAAAGTGGAATACAACTAGGCAGCATGTTCCGTGTGATTGGGACGTAGTCTATATTGGTGCAGGGGGTCCCCTTGGTGACAGAATCAACGAGTCCGTTTTGAGATGGAAGAGCGAAGCAAAATTAGCTAATCTGGGTACATGGTGCTACCTTGTTAGACACAGGGCTCTACCAAAAATACTAGAGAAAATGCGATACATGTTTGCACCTGTGGATGTCCAGTACTATAGAACGTTTGGAGACCTGAAAGTCTACATTATGGAGCCTTCGCTGTTAAAACCCAATGAGAGCTACGAATCCACCACAGATAGACACTAACTCCACGAGTCGTAACCCTCGTCGTCCGATCCCACGTAGACGTCCTTAGTCGTGTCGATGGTCATGGAGTGCCGTCCAGAGGTCAGTGTAAGAATCCCGTCCGTCATTTTCATGGTGACGGGTTGGTCAAATCGGTAGATCTTACCGCCACCCCTGTACTTTGTGCAGTCACCTAGCTCCAGAGCACAGAGACCGATCGTACCAGAATCGACCACGTAGGTGTCACGGTTGGAGCCAGCGAAGACACCTGAATCGCATGTGGTGAGGTAGAATCCGTGACCCCACTGACTGACATAGGTTCCGCTGTCACCCGCCTTATAGAGAGCATCGTGTAGGAAGGACATGAGATCGCCCACAAAGTATTCACCCGCCGGTAGTTCGTCGTGACTCTTCTTCTGAAACGTCACGACGTTCGTTTGCGTCTGTGTCTGCATCTTTGACATCCTCCCTGCCAGTTTAATTGTCGCCTGAGGGGGTTCAATTTTTACACCTTCAATGACGCCGTACAAGACTAACGGAAAGATAAAATTGATCACCCGTAACAGCATATGGCTATGCAAGCAAAAATGTCAACCACAACCGAACCTACCCGTCTTCGTGTTCGCCAGCTCCTGAATGGGATGAACTCCCTTCAGCGCACAGAGGTCAAGAGACTTCTGCCGCCGCGTATCAAAGCACCGGAGACCCCTGCCATCCGCTACCCTAATGCACTGCTGACAGTCTTGCCCAAGGGCGACTCCTACTCACTGCTGGGCTGGATCACGGAGGACCTGCTTCGCATCCCCTCGGCCGAGATCAATCTGGACGCGGTGATCGCCGTCACCCTGAAGTGGTTCCCTACGGCCACGGAGACGGACCTCAACAAGATTCGCGTCAGCAAGACCACACCGCCCTACATTGAGCACATCGTCAAGACGCGGCAGCAGCTGGAGAAGCTGACGGAGGGGAAGGGGCCTCTTCGCTACGAGGAGACCGTCGCCTACGGCCAAATCGAGGGCCACCCTGATATTCGCACGGACACCCAGATCTTCGAGGTGAAGATGACGGGTCAGCTGAAGGAGAACTGGGCCTCCTTCGTCTACCAGGTCTTTGCCTATGGAGCCCTGGCCTCGGAGACGACCGCCATCTATCTGGTCTTCCCCATGCAGGAGCTGATCTGGCACTACGACCCGACCACGTGGAAGAATCGGATCGCCTTCCGCGACCTCCTCTCGGCCACCGCGACGAAGCTCCAGACCGCCGGCACCAACGATGTTCTGGTGGGGGCTCTGATCCGTGAGCAGTACCTGGTGGGGTTCCATGCCCAGAAGAAGAAGTCCCTTCCTGAGACGATTCTGGCTCTAGCAGCCGACGACGCCCGCCGCCCGTATCAGATCTTCCTAGGCAGCAACATGAGCAGCAAGCTGGTGATCAGTGACGCCGAGCTTGCCGCATCGGCAAAGGCGATCATGGAGACGAACCTGCAGCTGTATGTCCACAGCCAGTACATCATCAACTTGTGTCAGGACCCTGGTGCGGATGACGACTACCACACGAACCTCCTGATCAAGAACCTCGATTACGCTGCCCTGATCGGGTGCCGTGGTGTCGTGGTCCACGTGGGCAAGTCCACTACGAAGCCGCTGCCTCAGGCCCTGGCCAACATGCAGACCAACCTCCGACGGGCCATGGATCACGCCACACCGGCCTGTCCCATTCTCCTGGAGACACCAGCCGGTCAGGGCTCGGAGACACTCCAGGGCTACACGGAGTTTGTGGAGTTCATTCTCAAGTTCCAGGATCCGCGGCTCCGCATCTGCGTTGACACGTGTCACGTGTTCGCAGTCGGCCACCAGCCTCTTGACTATCTGACGCGTCTTACTAAGTACAACAAGAAGCTGCTGAAGCTGGTCCACTACAACGACTCGGCCACCCCGTGCGGCTCGCACCTGGACCGTCACGCAATGATGGGTACAGGGCACATCGGTATGACCACCATGGGTCAGATCGCTCACCACTGCCACAGCCACGCTGTGCCGATGGTGATTGAGTAGCAGTCGCCACCCCATCATAAATCTTTTGCAATGTAGATGGCAGCTGCCGCACTGGAAGTAGACCTTTCCAACCTCCCTCCATCGATAGCAAAAGCTAGAGGGAATATGCGTAGAGTCTTCAACATCATCTATACGGATTTTGCCACAGACGCAGAGAACAACAACAATAGCAATAACTATGTCATACGCGATGCACCAAAGCGTCAGACTGTACTTGTGATGTTGGACGGCAGGAAGTTGAAGTTCAACGTCTCAAAACAGAATCTGTTCGCATCTCCCGATGGAGAGATTGAATTATCTTTCGGTCAGAGTCCGGATTCGCTCTATTTAGAGCATATAGGTCGATCAGATAAGTTAAAAGGTGTCGAAGCCACGAACTACGCCTACGAAATAGCTGCCACTTTGGGGGCTAAATGGCTACACATCTGGGACGCCGCGGCCATTATGTGCAACAGCGAATCAGAGGACGAACCTGTACACGCATACCCCCTCTCCCTCTATCGAGCCTTGACATCGCCAACGCCCACGCACCCAAGCTGGTACGAAAACGTGGCAGTAAAGCACGGGTTCACCCCGAATAATACAGTAAGTGAGCTATATAACTACGCCGAATCGGTGGATAGACTCCGCTCGATACGGATTGCGGAATTACTAGATTACTACACCACATTCAAAGAGCACATCGACTCGGATGAAGCGACTGAATACATTAATATCGAAAATATCAGAAACACTGGTTCTATCTCAGGTAGTAAAAGAGCATTTTCTGACGACGAAGATGTGAAGCCCAACCTGCTCAAGCACTTGACTAAGATAATAGAGATTCTATCAACCACGAAAGCGGAGACCCTGGCGGACTTCCTCAAGGCCCCCTCTTCCGCTTGCTTAGATAAAGGATATATACTCAGGTCATTTCCTGGTAACGGCAACATGGACTTTGAGATTCCAAATCTGCTTTTCGACGAAGACGGTGAGCTCCTGAGTGAATTTCCGTATCTGGTGGAGAGCCTGATCGCCCACAAAGCCGGTAATCACCCTAGTATTAAGTTGTCTGGTGGTATGCGAACCATTCGCAGCCAGCGGCGCGTTCGTTATAGGACCCGGCGACGACGCACACAAGTTTTTCCTAATCAATAGATAGGAGATGCCCGATCCGGCTCTATTTAAGACGACAATAGGGACCCTTCCTGACACAAAGTCAGTAGACGATGTCCGTAATTTTGTGTTCACACACTTCAATGAGGAATTGAAGGCCAGACCCTCGTTTCACAAGTATGTGACTAAGCTTCCGCAGAACTTCCAGGAGATGGTCTCCAAGATCAGAGACTCGCCGACCATCCGTGAAGCCATCTGCAAGCAGTACGAGCACTGCGATATCACTCCTCTTCCCGAGACGGACGAGCTCTATGTATCGCACTACAACATTGACGGCGGCGGCGACCAGGGTCTCTTCAACAAGCACTACGACGGTGTACTCAGACTGTTGGACGACGCGACCGTAGCCAGAGCCCTTGTCTACGTGAACTCCAAGGACGACTTTGTTGTCCACTTTCTGGACACAGGCATCAGCCATAATTTCAAGACCAATGAATTCGGCCTATTGGATTTCAACCGCGAGTACCACTGGGTGGAAGGGAAGTACAACGAGAACATGGACATGAAGGATACGCGGATCCTCCTGAAGATCAACTACCTGGTCTGCCCGAAATGCTCGGTCGCCTATGCTAAATTCGTGATCTGGCTGAACTGGACTGTCTTCCTTATTGTTAAGACTGCGATGGAGTACTCTAAGAGCCCGAAGACGCCCTTCCAGTACTTTATAGGGTTCTTCTGTAACCTCTATCGTGTGGCTAACAACATCAGTGTCTGGATGAGTATCTTATTGACTTTAGTTCTCATAGCTATTACGGGTCTAGCTCTCTATGGTACAGCATTAGGTGCATCCCGACTTCTGAACTCGCCAACAGTCCGCCGTACTGTGACCAGACTGCGTTCAAGACGGTAACTTCAATAATTTTAGAATCAGGTGACAGGTGGGATGTTCCTCTCTATCATCAAATTCGTATTAATAAATCTGATACTGTCGCTTCTCTTTATAGACGCCCGTATCTTCAGATCCGCAACGAAACTTCTCTATACACACGGCGGTGCAGATTTCTTGACTTCGGGCTACAATATGGAATACGATACAGAGATCAGTCTCTTCTATTTGATCTTCATTCGTCTACTTATCTCTCTCTATCTGATCTTCAGTGTGCCGGTCAACCTTGTCTATGTGGCCTTCACGGCTCATCGGTACAATGCCCCCTGGTACAATCAGCTCTATAATATCATAAGAAACCCCACTACCGCCCCTATGTTTGAATGCTCATGGTTGAGCGGTATGAACGCTGCCTTCAACGATCACCCCCTCTTCCTCCGACTCCAAGACAAGATTTTCTGGAACGATCTGTTTGAGGCCCATGGTGCACTGACCCCAAAGATAGTGGGTACAGTAAAACAGGGCAAAATAGTAAAGAACAGATTCTATACGGCGGGCGGAGCCTATATAGTAAAGCCGATAGTCGGTGGCCTAGGTAACCATATTGCTCTCTTCAATGAGCAGCAGCCACCCACCACGGGTGAGTTTATCATCCAGGAGCAGGTGATACAGAAGGATACAAAGGGTCATTTCAGAATAGTAACGCTCTTCGATGGGAAGAATTGTGAGGCCGTCAGTCTCTATATGTGCATAAACGGAAAAGACAAGCTTGCCTCCAATAATCATGCGGGTGGTCGCTGCCACGACGTAGACGTAAAAGAGGGCACCGTCCGCTATATGCGTGAAATGGAGACGGATCTACTGGGTAGATTTTTCTCCAAGCAGCTGTTGAAGCAGGCGATCGTCAAGTCAACAGAGCTTCATAAGGCTCTTCCTAACTACGTTGTGACTGTCGGTTGGGACGTGATGATCACAGATAATGGTGTCTATTTTCTGGAGGGCAATGTTCCATCGGGCACGGTATTGGAGAGAGATAGAATGTACTACGAGAAGGCCGTCCCGATCAATAAGATGATCTATGATGTGATTTTCAGTCGCTGATAAAATTGAACTGCTCGTAGTTTACAGGCTATATGCAACAATGTCAGGTACGCCCGTAATGAGAAGAAATGTCTCCTTCAATCTGCAACCAGAGGTGAACTTCTATAAGAAGCGGGACGCACATCCTGAACCGCAACAGGTGGAGGAGCGTAGACCCGTGCTAGCACCGCTGCAGGGTCACCCGCCAAGCACTAACACGTTCGTAATTGCCCCGTTGAAAGGGGACCTCTCACTCCAGTTGCCGCCCCCTCCGTCGCCTCTCAGACCGCCACCCCTTAATCTCTCCCTCTTCTGTCAGCCGTCGTCACCGTCGCTGCATTCCATGCCACCGGTTAGCGAAATCTCCCCCTTGGTTCAAGCTGAGATAAGATCAGCAAGAGAACACGAGGCCGCCATCCGCGCTGACGCAATCGCGGCAGCCTATCAACAGTTCACAAGTACTGCTACTCCTGACGAGCACATGACACCGGCGTCAGTCACATCCCTAGCCAGACAGCACGTCTCACCACTGACTCTCTCACCGGTGGCTTCACCGAAGGGTCAACAGACACCGCGAAGCTGACATGCTTAGCACTGGTGCTGGCGGTATTGTAAAAAAGTTTTTATAGCCCTTACGAGTGTGTATGACTTGGCTGTTGATCAACCGAGGATATCCTGCGGCGGCTGGTTGTTGATCCAGTTCCGATTGACCTGGTGAGGCTGGTTGTTGATCCAGTTCCCATTGACCCGGTCGGGCTGGTTGTTGATCCAGTTCCGATTGACCTGGTGCAGCTCCTGCTGGTTGTTGTTCCAATTGATCTGGTTCTGCTCCTGTTGGTTGTTGTCCCAATTGATCTGGTTCTGCTGGTTCATCAGATTCTGCTCCTGCTGGTCGTTGAACAGATTCTGCTGGGCCAAGTTGTTCAGATAGGCCACGTTGATCAGGGCCTGGTTCGCATCTGCCACGACATCCTCGGCGAGGTTGTAATAGACAATGTTGTTCATATAGTTGGCGATGTTATCGAGGATAGCGACGACACCAGGATTGGCCGCCGCCGCCACAACAGGCGCCAGTCGCTCCGTCTCCTGGAGATCGGTACGGCAGTATGGACAGCTGTGATTTCCCGCCTGCAGCCAGGTACCGATGCAACTGAGGTGAAAGGTGTGATTACAGCTCATGCGAACCTCGCCGCTAGCGGCGGTGATAGGGTCGTAACAGATTGGGCAGTCGTGTTCCTGCATTCTTATCTTTCGAAGAGAGATATGCAGCGGCCTTCAACTTTTGCGGGTCCGCCCGTCAGTACCGAAGTTACGCACCGGCCACAGGAGCATCACCAGGATCCGTCAATGGGGCGACCCATCGTGCAGCAGCGTACTCCGCAAAGACGTCACTCATATGAGGCAATAACGCCCTGTATCTGGCAGCGGCATCAACGGCGCTGATCCGCTTTAGAGGATCCACAGCTATCATGTCGGCCACTAGATGGTAGAGTGGAAGACTGACCCTATTGGCAAGGACTCTATGATAGGCAGCAAGGTGGTGAGAGTCACCTGTATTTGCCGATCGCACAGCAATCACCCCTTTCAGTCTGTCGCCTTGACCCGTTATCCGTGAATAGATTGTGCGTTTTACCTTTTCGCCTACGTAGAGGTGACCCGTAAGTCTTGCATAGACCTCGGCAATAGTCCGGCCCAGGGCAAAGAGATCTACACCAGTGATCACACGCTCTTTGGGAAAGCCGCCTCGCGCAGCCAGCTGTATGAATCGTTCGCACCACGTGGTAGTGAGAAGCCCCCCATTGGGCATACTATAGAGCCAAGAGGGGAACATAGGACCATTGTAGATAAAACTATTGTAGTAATCGCTGATCATCTCCTCGGTCACATCGGCACGGCCGGACCGGAAACTAGGGTGAATCAGGCGAAGATCGAAGGGCCAATAGGCATAAGTGTCATATGGCGGCCGTTCTACAGCCCTAGCAATCGTATCGGAGATACCGACGTCAATATAACGAGTGATAAAGGACCCGTCGGCCGCCCGTTTGGAGACGATATTTGGAGGCTTGATGTCCATATGCACAACGCCGCGGCTATGCAAGAGAACAAGCCCGTCGAAGAGTGTCATAAGGGAACTAAAGAAGGGGACGTAGTCCTCTGAAGCTAGTTGAATATGCGATAAATCGACACCACCATCTCTCGACAAGAGGAGCGTGGGCTTGCTCCTTGCATCTAAAACCGTACATGCCGCAAAGTTATCCTCCTCATTGGGCGTCAAATCGGGTACACACATCGTTTCGGGGTAGTAAAAATACTCCATGTGCGGATCGATAGGTTCAAATCGTCCCTTGAAAGCGTACTCCGCTTGGGCAAACTCCTTATTCATCAACTTGCTAATCATCCCTGGACGCCGTTCGGCCTCGCCCTTGCACCGGATAGCGGGTCTGAAAGCACAGCCGTACGATCCTGAAAAGACGATTCGACCGCCGCGGCGGCGGCGTGTCTCTCTTCTACCCGAACGCGTGCGTCTAGTGGCACGTGGCATCTATCTATATTTACAGTAATAAAATCCTAGTCAGTAACAGAATGTCATTAGATAAGAGTAATTCGGCTTCGACCCGACTGAGGATTATAAAGGACAGAGTGCTCTATTCGAACTATCTTGCTGCCAAGACGCGGTTTGACAACGGTCTCTCCGGAAGCCCACCTCGTATTGTTGGTGGGACTGGATCAGCCAGTGAAGCTTCCGCTAGTGAAGAGCTTGCTGTTGCCAGAATCAGCATAACACCAGCAGAGCAGACTGATATTATAGTATCAAACTCTAGCTAGGACCCTACCGCAGCGAGCCACTCCGTGGTTTCTAAAGATAATAGAAGTGTATCGGATGTGTAGTCCACGTTGTCTCTGTCAGTACTGTCTCAAGATAGGTCGCTCTCTTGAGAAAGTCCATGTTCTCCGGTTGCCGATAGGTGATATAGAGACCCTTAAATTCCAAAGCAATCTTGGCCTCCAATCTGTCCGCCACCGCCTCGTCAAGACAGAGGTTATCGGCGTGAAGCACGTTATAGTCCCTATAGGAGTCGGCCAGCATGTCGCCCTGCCAGATAGAGACATCGCGTGTTTGCATTGAGACGCGATGGTCACTGATCTCCACTCCCTCCCACCTGGACTCAGGAAGCAGTAGACCCAGCTGGTAGATCAACTCACCGTCACCGCAGCCCAGGTCAAATCCATAGACAGACTCTCCAACCCACCGCCTAAGAGACGCTGTCATGGTCCGTATTCCTCGTTCTGTCAACGACCCGTATGTCAAATTGGCAAGACCGTACGCCTTGATCTCCGCGGGTGGTAGTACAAAGAGTGCTTGGTTCATTGAAAATTCAGGGACGCGAAAACCAAATCACTCAATTTTTCCCGCGGGCCATGTAGGGATGCCGGTACGTAGAAAGACCCTGCGTCGTCGTCGCAGCAGCCGCCGCCGCAACCGCCAGCACGGCGGTAACCAGACCCGATACATGATACAGTGGTACAAATCCATCCCACCTGAGTACCTAGAGACCATAAACAACAGCCTAACAAGCGAGTTTGTGGACGTGAAGGAGGCGGATCTGGCCACCATTCACAGCTGCGGTGTTCTAGTTGAGCTCGTTAGCAGTAATAGCAGGGAGCTGGCGGCCTATACAATTATCGACAAAAGCAAGGGTCGGTGTTGGTACATCAAGTGGCTCACGACGCTCCCCGCGCACAGGGGCAAAGGGCTTGCCAAAGGGATGTTGCGAGTGCTGAAAAGCCAGACGGTCAACTGCGTCACGCTCCATGTGGCCCCCAACTCGATCGCTTCCGAGATCTACGCCGAAACGGGGTTCACCAAAACGGGGAAGATCAGACCGATGAAGGACGATCTGGGGCAGGATGTCCATATGGAGGAGATGATCATGTCGAAAAAGTGAAGCCATAATCTATCCGCCCGACAAGCAACAAAATGCAGGACGACCAGCTCTGTGCCCAAAAGGTGATAAATCATATCACGGCCGAAATCAAGGCCGGTAGGAAGACGGGTGATCTCTCTCTCTACACGCTCTGTAGCCGCAATATCTTCGAATCCATGTTGTATGGTCAATACAGCCCCTCCCATCCCGTTGTTCTGGAAGCGGTGAAACACCACTTCAAGCACAAAGTCGCTATTAGCACCGATGACCGATTCACCTACGAGTCGACCACGTAGCTAGGTAGTACACAGGGCATGTCATATGTGCAATCGATCCGTCCCGCCCGCAGATAAGCTACATCTAGCTTATCTATGGTCTCTTTGCTCTCGTTGCTGGTGAGGATCAGTATGACATTTTTATAGAGGATCATGTCATCCAACATAGTCACCCAGGTCGTCTTATCGCGGACGGATGTAGGAACTTCTGGGACCTGTAGGGTCGTCTTGGTGTGCACGGCACGAATCATCTCGTTCGCCTCCTCAAGGACCACCACAGCAGGTGTATCGGCGTCACCCTGGAGAAGCTCGTAGATCATGAGGGGAAACTGGTCGCCAGGCTCAGTAGGATTGAAGGTGTGACAGTAGTGACCGCGTATTGCCTTGGCCACAAGGTAGCCGATGGAGCTCTTCCCTGCACAAGAGACACCGTGGATAAATACGGTGGCCCGCCCTTTCCTCTTGTAGAGGCGGACAATGTCCTCAACAATTGCCACCTGATCACCCAGTGGATTGATATGCGAAACATCCAGATTCAGTGACCTATAATAGAAATTTTTGTACGACCCTGCACGGTTATAGACCTTGATCTTCTGGTCCCTTTCAACCGGCTTTGCCAAAAGCTCCTCTGTCTCCAGGACGTGTCTTGGACTGTCACCCTTTATTTTGACCGTGGCACCACTCGTAAGTGTTTTATAGAACGGCGTAGCCGCCAGCAGATAGACCTTGTTGTCTTCGTCGTATGAACCTCTGTTTTCGATGTACCCCGCACACCGATCACCCAAAAAATACCCGGACGGGTAATCGCGACCACTCGTGTGTCTGATCGCAAATGAGCGCGTCCCTGTCTCCAACTGCTTCACTACTTTGCGATAGGTCTCTTTATCACCGCTGATAATATAGTATTTAATGTCCAGCAGATTTAGTGCAGCGAATAGAATTTCACCCAGATAGGGTGTAATAGTATACATGATATAACCGAACGCGATCTGCCAATAATTCAGAGCTAGTGCCGAAAGCATTAATAGATGTATAGATATCAATATTTAAGTGCCGCAGTTAAGCAGTTTTATCATCGATAGGTGGTGTTACGGATTCAGTCTTTAGTGGCGTCGCCCTGCGTCGACGTTTCAAGATGCTACCTCCACCTACCAGTAGAACATAGATGAAGGGTATTGCTATGAGAAGTCCGATCAGAAAGGGCTCCATTTAGCAGTCTTAATCACTATACTCATTTATCAATTTTATCGCCAAGTCATAAGCACCCTTAAGGGTGCTTAACATTGGGACTGGCCTGGTTACAAGACGTTATGACAACTGATACAACGTCTCATGTGCAATCCCCAATAGCTTCGCGGTCTCTTCAAATCCGATACACCCGTCAGTAACACTTTTACCGTATTCGAGACCGATTCTACCGTCAGAGACGCAATGGGTCTGCCGCCCCTCATTGATGTGTGACTCAATCATTACACCGCAGATACTGGCCTCACCGTTAACAATCTGCCGTAGAACAGAGAGAAGTACAATAGACTGGTTGCGATAGTCCTTATTGGAATTACCGTGCGAACAGTCTACCATGATACGTCCGTTTACGGACCGCGTCTTAAGTGCAACCTTCACGCGGGCGACCGACTCTTCGTCGTAATTCGGGCCACCGCTACCACCACGCAGGATCACGTGAAGAGCCCCATTTCCCCTAGTCTTGACAATAGAGGCTCGACCGTTCTCATCGATCCCCATAAATGTGTGTGGGCTGGACGCACATACAATAGCATCGATCGCGATGTCGATATTGCCATCTGTCCCGTTCTTGAAGCCGATAGGTGGACTGAGACCAGAGGCCAACTCACGGTGAAGCTGACTCTCAGTGGTACGTGCTCCAATTGCTCCCCATGAGACCAGATCGCCGATGTACTGTGGGGTAAACACGTCCAAAAACTCACACGCAACAGGCAGACCCAGTAGGTTGATATCGATAAGAAGCCGTCGTGACAATTCAAGACCACTATTTATGTCATTTGTACCGTCCATCTGCGGGTCATTGATCATCCCCTTCCATCCAACAGTGGTACGCGGCTTTTCAAAATAGACTCGCATAACAATGCACATACTCTCACTGTATTTTTGCCGACAGACCGCAAGCCGTTTTGCATAATCAATAGCACTAACGGGGTCGTGAATAGAGCACGGACCGACCACGACTAGAAGGCGTTTGTCACGCCCGTGCACGATCTCAGAGATCGTCTGACGCCACACACTAACACTAGAACGAGTGTGTGGGTCAACGGGAAATCGCGTTCGCAGCTCCTTGGGTGTAATAATACTATGAATATCAATTATGTTGATATTGTTAGTACTCATTGGATGATTACACTGAAAAATTCTTTATATCTTATTACGCCACGTGGATACGCGGGCGGAGGTTGTAAGGGGTCTGCGGGATCGTCACCACGATGGTGCTCTTGGCCCGTGGACGGAGCTCGTACGGCTCACGCATCACAGTGGTAGAAGGAATCTTACGCGGCGGCATCGCATCGCGGACACGCTTGACGGAGGTCATAGAACGTGTCTGAGCCATTTAATACCGACCTCATTCTGAATCTGGATTGTCTCAATTTTTAGACTAAACTCGAAGAGAGTTCACAAACGCTCCAAGATAGTGACGCCACAGCTCCTTCATCAAGTAGAAGAACAGGATTACTGTCAGAAGTGCTGCGTAGTCAATGCCGCGGGCCGCTCCAGGATCGTCAGTCGTCTGCTTCTCCTGCCATTCGAACCAGGGAATAATCGTCTCGACAAGTCCGACAAAGTCGGGGTGGAGACGACCCTCTTGGTGATAGCTCCGCATCTGGTTGCAGTAGAGTGCCAGATACTGTTCGGTCGGTTCGTGGCCGTGATCCGTATAGTAGTTAGCGATCTCCTGGAGCACGCTGCGGTGGTAGTAGAGTGCCTCCCGTTTCTTCTGTGCCCGCGTCTGGATAATGCTCTTCGGCGTCTCGACACGCACAAGTGTGGTCTTTTTCTGGGCCTTAGCCTTCCTCATTGAGCGTGTCTCCACCATTTTGTTGCATCTACCTCAGACGTACAGGGCTCTCAATTTTTCAGAGCTTCCCCCCAGTTGGTCTCAGAGAAGCCAAGGCCGCAAGGCCGATCCGTGCAGCCTTCCTGTACTCACACCACTTCATGTAGGCGTTGTGGAGCAAGATCGCCTGTGCCTCATAGATATTGATCCTGCTACCCGATTGACACGCAGGCTGTTCACGGACGCCGAGAAGACCACTCTCCTCGAAAAATACAACGCCCCATTTCGGTACATAGAGCTCCTTGTAAGTCGAACCGTCCTCACGAGTGCCAGAGCAGAGTACGCACGTGAGGGCGGACGGCTCCCAATTCACCCATTCGGGTTCGGCGACGGGCTCGACAAGCTGTGCTATCTGCTGGAGGGCCACTTCCTCCTTCTTCTTGAATTCACCGATCAGCTTGTTCTGTACATCGATGATGTCACGCTCGACGCTATGTGAGGCTCCCATTTAGAGTACACGTAGTGGGCAGACCTTAAGCCAACGACGCAAAAAGGGACCCATTTTTTGTTTTGTTTTGCTTTTTAGGGTCGTCTTGTTGGCCGCTAGTGCTTGTAGGGGCAGCGGACGCCGCGCGAGGGGCGGCAGCCGCGCTCCGTGTCGATGAAGCGGCAGCGGATCTCGGCGAGGCTGCGCTTGACGTGCACGTAGGGACAGTCGTCGCCGTTGCGGCAGCCGGCGGGCGAGTTGAAGAAGCGGCACTCCTCCTCGCCCGCCGAGGCGCCGCTGCTGCTGCGCACGTCGGACCAGAGGGCGGTCGTGATCTCGTCCTCGCGGCGGACCATCTCGCGTCCGAGGCCGCCGACCTGCTCGCGCAGGGCCAGGTCGACGACGGCGCGCGTGTGGCCGCCGCCGCAGGCGCGCGCGGGGGCGACGCGGGCGCACAGGGCCTCGGCGGGACCGGCACGCGGTACCACGCGGGCGCCGCAGGTGCTCACCCAGCCGCCGCCGGCGGCCGCGGGCACGAAGCGGGTGACGGGCGGCAGCGGCGGGCGCGGGGCACGGTAGCGGGCGGGCCTGGCCGCCGTGAAGCCGGCCTCGAGCACGACGGGGCGGCCGCCGCGGGCGGCCCAGTCGCGGTCGTCGAGGTCGCAGGCGTCGGCCCAGGAGATCGTGCCGTCCTGCATGCCGGCCATGATGGGGTCGGCGTCGCGCCAGGCCTTGAAGATCGCCACGTAGTCGACCTCGGCGGAGCCGCCGCCGGCGGCGGGGCGGGGCGAGCACGGCGGGCTGTCGTCGGAGAGGAGGTGGAACATTCCGGACATTCTGAGCTTCTTTGGCTCGAGTGCGGG